GAATAGCACATTGAAAACCGAATATGAAAGGAAGTATCATCATGAACAAAACCGAAATTAACGAAAGACTGTATTCTAAGGGACAAAGGGCCGAACTTGCTAGGGCTAAAAAAAGCACTGGGGAAAACGGTAAATTGTTTGAGATTTTAGCACGTTCACTAATAAAGCGCTATGCGTTTTCGTCCGTCTCCGACTTTCGCGCCCGTACTAACTACGGTGCTGAAAGTGATTTTACCCTTGTACTGAATGGCAAGCGGTACAAGGTGGAGTTTAAAACCGGTGCCGGTGAAATTGGTGCATCCGAAACATGTGACAAGGCGTTTTTTGACGATGGAGACAGAAATAATCCAGAATGCGTCCTTGTCGGGGTTGACATTGTAGTATACTTGCCCGTTCCGTCGGATTATGTGGTTTTTAGTCTTGACGACGTGAAACGCTATCTTGACGAAGTTCTTGACAAGGCACGCGTTTTTAGCAAGTCGGAATTTATTGATTTTATCGTTGAGAATAGCGGTAAACGTAAACATTCCCTTTTTACCGCGACAAAGTTTAACCGCGATAAGACTAGAATCAATATACAAAGTACCTATTTGCCGCAACTTGCCGCCGCGATCAAACACACAAACGCGCCCACCTACCGCGACTTTCTCAAGTCCATTGGTAGACTGTAATACACTGAATGAGTGCCGCCTAAAACGGCGGCACTTTTTATTAAAAGAAAGAAGGGTTAAACATGAAAGAATATAAGTTTATCGCAATTGGAACAACTGAAGAATTAAACACGATTGAAAAAGCAATTAATAACTATCTTGTGCGTAACTATAACGCAACGCCTAAACGCTTAAAAAGCGGTACGGATTCAATTATATTTTCCGTTTCTCTTGCGCTTATGTGGGCGGAATCATTTGATTCTATTTTAAGTCGCGCATTGCGCAAGGGGTTAAAGGGAACGAAAACAATGTATAGCAATAATTGGATAGTGGATATAATTTAATAAATTCCCCAGGCCGTCAAAAAGACGGCCTTTTATTTTTTATATTATACAAGGCGGCCCGGATGGATAAAGGAAAAGTTAGGCAAGCCTAACCGCCCTTCGGGCGGCCATCCACCAATTACACCAATTTTTTTAAATCCCAACCTGATCCCAATTCCACCAATTTTTTTAAAATACCCAAACATTTGACTTTTTCCCTTTTTCGTAATATTCTATTAATATAGGGTACGTATACCTTGAAAGGAGGTAATTCACATTCAACGTAAACCTTATACACTTGATTACAACATTTATAGTGACCGCGACCGCGTTAAGGCGGTTTACGATATCTTGGACACTCTTGCAAGTGACCCGCCGCCCGCCGACCTTGAGCAGATGGCATCCTACATCCTATACGGAAAAGATGAAAATGGCCAAAACGGCGCGCAACGCGGTGAACTTACAAATTCCGGAACCCGCTACTCATCCTTCAAATTGAAAGAAGACAAAAATGCTTCCCTCGAGCAACTAATCGAGGCCCAAAACTTCCCTTCCAATAACCTAAGTATCCGCCATTCGCGCGATATTTATGTTCAGAAGCGATTAACAATAAAGCGGCCGCGCATTGATAAGAAGACGGGGGAGGTACTGGATCCGGGAGATTCCGACATACCCGGTATGGTAGAACTATGGGAATCAATTGACCGCATTTCGCATTTAATAAAGGTGCTGGAGGGTGAGGCCGCCCCGCGCGAAGACGAAAACCTTTTTGACTCCTCATACCGCCTATATCGTCTCAAGCATACGAAAATCGAAATGTGCCGCGACCAATATTTCCTAAAGGAAATGTGCAAACCCGCCATCCATTGGCCTGAAGCTGACCGCCCCGGTCCCCAATACTATGACTGGACGGCTGATTCCTTCTACTGGATTTCAGAAGAGGAGTGGCGCGCGAAAATTGAAAATTCATATACGAGCCGAATTTCCCATAATTTACAGGACTACGAGACACGTACAAATGAGGTAACTGGCCAACTTGAGGTGAAGTGGGTTGTGCGCCGCCATACCTTTGACTGGACTAACGAAAAGCATGTACGGGCCTTCATGAGTTGCTGGCAATCCATTTACGATGCAATGTTTGATCACCTAGATACATATGGGTACACGCTACTTTTAGACTTTGATCGGTATCGCGAAATGGCGCATCTGTCTCCCGACCGCGATTTTCTTCTTCAGTGCCGTATTAAACAGGTTCCCTATCCTACAATGATGCGTGAACTTCAAGAAAAATTAGGTGTTTCGTACAAAGAATCTAATATCGCGGTTATCGTGAATAAGGAGATACCCAAGAAAATTGCCAAAGCTGCTCTTCGTCATGCCTTACTTATCGATACGCCACAAGAAGAGCGTAAGCAATGCTTCCATTGCAAGCAATGGTTGCCGCGCCACGATATATTCTTCGCGCACAACGTAACCCGAAAAGATGGCCTTAGTTCCAATTGTAAGGAATGCGAACGCATAATGCGTCAGCAAAGAAAGGAGCAACAAGATAAATGGATAAAGGCAGCGGTGGAGGCGAACGCACGCGAACATGCCTCCGTTGCAAGCAAGCCAAACCCTTAATTAATTTCCCAAGTACCCAAAGTCCTTACTTTCCCGGTCATCATTCTCTTATTTGTACGAGTTGTCTAGAGAAAATGATTAACGCGGCCGACCTTGATTCAGTTGACCAACTTTGCCGCTATTTGGATATTCCCTTCGATGCAGATAAGTGGACGCAACTTTATGCGACTCACGAAGACCACACATTATCAGCCTACGTTAATTTAATTACGGATGACAGCTACCGCGGCAAAACCTGGACGATGGAAAATGAGCGGTGGAGACTCGCGCGCGAAGAGGACACCATTGATGATGAAATGCAAGTTCTTCAACAGGCGCGCGCCCGCAAGTTGAAGAGGGAATGGTCCGCCAATTATAGCACAGATGAACTACTTTGGCTTGATGACTTCTACAACAAAATTGTTGCAACGCAGAACGTTTCAACGCCTATTCTCCAAGAGAAGGCACGCGATTTTTGTGAACTCCAATTGAATATAAAGAAGGGATTGCGCGCGGGCGTCGATGTTTCTAAGATGATGGCGTCCGCGGATAATATTGTCAAGACCTATCATTTTGAAGCCTCAAATGCGAAATCCGCGGCCGACTTTGAATCAGTAGGGGAGCTTATGGTTTACTTTGGCAAGAAGGGATGGCATCCTAAATGGCATACCGAACCACAAGACTCTATTGATTTTATGATGCGTGATATTCAGAATTATTTGAAGCGCCTTGTTATAAATGAAGGGAATTTCGCGGAGCAAGTTGAAGACAAGCGCGAACGCTACAATATGACGGAGCGGCTTGAAGCCCTTGAGGATGAGTTAGTGAAGGTTGAAGATGATAGTGAGGATTTAGAGTATGAAGGAGAGGATGAGTTGGTGAAAGATTTAACATGATGGATTTGGATAATATTCAATATCGCGATGGAATTCCGATTGAGAAAGGCGTTGTTCTCACAAAGCAATTCCTAGACGATAATCAGCAACTTTTTACTAAATATTTGAATTATTGGATTTTGTATCCTGATCTGTTCTAAGAAAAGGAGCAGCATAGCGGCAAAAGCTATGAAAATTTTCTTAATTGCCGGGAAGCCCTAAAGCCCATTTGCCTATTAGGAGCGAAAGCAGAAACAATAAGTGGGATGTTCTTAAGGTGAAAATCGTAAGAATGCGAATGGGTAATCGGCAGCCGCATCGCGGTTCAACGACTATTCCGTAAGGAAGTAGCTTCAAGTGAAGCGAAAAAGAAAACATTAGATGATATAGTCTGATCTCATAGGAAACTATGAGCCATATGGGTAGAGATTAACGACCTCTATTAAACATAATGTCCTTGATACAATCCAAGATTCGGAAGACGCAGTTAACTTCCATTTGTTTCCCTTCCAGAGAATTTCGCTTCGCGCGTCCATGCGTTATCGGTATCATTTTTGGACTGCGACAAGAGCCACGTCCAAGTCTTTCACTGCCTATCTTAGCGCAGTTGTTCGTGCGGTACTGTTACCCGGCTCTGTACTCATGATCGCTTCTGATGTAAAGGGAACAGTTATTAAAATTGCAGAAGCAAAATTTGAAGAAATTTTCCGCCATTGGCCCCTTCTACGCAAAGAACTAAAAAAGCGTGCAGAAGATGGTAAGTCGGGAGAGAAAAAAAGTACCAACTACTATGAATTGAATTTTAAAAACGGGAGCTCAATCACTGTCGTATCTAAAGACACCTCGCGTGGACTTCGCGCGACCGCGGCTATCCTCGAAGAGTGCGCGCTCATAAATTTTATTGTGAGCTAACCGTATAGGTTAGAAAAAGATTTCTAAATGCTGGGAACTCCTAAAGCTTCCTATGCCGTAAGGCCGCGAAAGCAGAAACAAATAGGAAGATGGTCTAGGGCGAAAGCCTACGGACTAATTAATGGACAATCAGCAGCTAAATTAAAGAAGGTCATTAAAAATGTATCAAATAACAAAAGAGAAATACCAAGAAAATTTGCAGAAACGTTTCCCTCAGGATGATCTAACCGTTTTAGATCCTTTTACTGGCGCGAGTAAGCCTGTAAAAATACGTTGTAATCAATGCAACCAAATTTTTTCTTATAATGCTGGCACAACACTTTATAATAAAAAAAGAACGCATTTTTGCCCTTTGTGTAATTGTGATACAATTAAAGAGCTAAGAGAAGCCTGTAAACAAGAAGATATTACGGTTATTCAATCTACTCCAAATGTTACAGATTTTTGGGAAATGCGTTGTAATAAATGTGGAACAGTATTTAAACGTCTACCTACTAAATGGCTAAAAAAGAGTTGCCCAAAATGCGGTAGTGTTCATGGTATATATACAAAAGAACAGCGGCAAGAGATGGTTGATAATGCATTTGGTAAAGGAGAATTCGAAGTACTGGATACGGGCGGAAAAGATAGAAATTTTGTTGTTCGTCATAAATGTGGGTATATTAGAAGTACACAGTATTCTAATTTTATTCGTTCTTCTGGCTGCCCAAAATGCTCGGGGACAATGAGCAAGGGTGAACAGAAAATTTTAAATTATCTTGATAGTCATGGAATTGAATACGTATCACAGCAAAAGATGGGCGATACAAAACAATCTTTTGATTTCTTTCTTCCTGCACTTAATGTTGCTTTAGAATTTAATGGTGCACAGCACTATAAGCCCATAGAAATTTTTGGTGGAGAAGAACGTTTCACACAGCAACAAGAATATGATTTAAAGAAAAAAGAATATTGCGAAAAGAATAATATAATCTTAAAAGTTATTTCTTATTTAGAATATGAAAATATAGACAATATATTAAATGACTTCTTTAAAAAGTTCAACGACCAGTCGCAAGACGTAGAGAAAGATTAACGCCCTTTCTCCAAATGGAGTCCACCAATTGGTGAAAATATGGTCTGATCTTGTATGAAAATACAAGCCCTATGGCGCCAAGTGGCGTAAACATAAATGAGATGAAGTTTCATTCAACGAGGTTCTCTGGCCGCAGATGAACATCAAGCGGAAAGAGGTCGATGGGACCACCAACCCAGAAGAGCCCGCGGCATCCCAAATTTTCATAACAACAGCCGCGGAACGAACGGTCTTTATGTATAGCAAATTAATTGAATGCGCTGTAAATATGGTGTTGCGGCCCGACGACTATTTTGTGTGGGGGAGCAGCTACGTAGTTCCGCTTCACTTTGGCTTACTTGATAAAGCGACAATGATGGATCAACGTTATTCGTCAACAGTGTCTGAGGAATCATTTGCACGTAAACTTTTGCGTGAGTATATAGTGATATATATAAAGAAAGCATTTTAAAGCTGGGAACTTCTAAAGCCTAAGAAGCTAAAGATTATTCCTCAATAATCAATGCGGCGAAAGCAGAAAAAATTCTTAGGATGACTTTATGGCGAGAACCTAACAAGTTACTAATGAACAATCAGCGACCAATTCGGAGGGAATTGATTATGAAATATACAAAGGAAGAATATTATAATAAATTACTAAAGGATTTACCTGAATCTGATTTCACTTTAGATATTTATAATGGAACAGAATTGCCTTGTGAAATTACATGCAATAAATGTCATACACATTATAAATTTTCTGCGGCACGTCTTATTGCTCGGCGTGCTACAAGAGGCAATAAAAACGTTTGTAAAAAATGTGAAGATAATGAATGGACAGAAAAACAGCGCGTAGCTAAGCAAAAAGCTCAGTATCTATTGCGAGAAAAAAAGACAATTGAACTAGTCGATAATTTGAGTAGTTGGTCCGCTAGATCGAATGCTTTATGGAAATGTACAAAATGCGGCCACGTCTTTGAAAGATCTCCTTATGTAATGTTTCACTTAAAATCTTTATCTTGCCCATGGTGCGAAACACATCCTTTTCAATATTCTGATGAAGATATTAGAGAACGAGCTTTAGAACTGTGGGGAACAGAATATACTTTTTTAAATACCGATAATTTAAAAAATTCCAATGGCTCAAAAAGAGTAATTGTTTGTCATAACAAGTGTGGATTTAAATATAGCGTAAGCTTATGGAATTTCTTGCATGGGCAAGGGTGTCCAAAATGCAAAGCAAGCCATGGAGAGAAAAAAGTTCGAGAATATTTAAAAAAGCATAATTTTGTTTTTCAAGAACAATATGTAATTCCTGTTAATGATACTCATCTAAGGCTTGATTTCTATTTGGAAGAACAAGGACGTCGCTTTGCAATTGAATATAACGGTATTCAACATTATCAACCAATTGAACGTTTTAATGGCCAGAAAGGCTACGAGCAACAAATCTACCGAGATAATTTAAAAAAAGAATATTGTAAAAAGCATGATATAGAATTAATAGTAATTCCTTATAATGATGAATCTATAATCAATTCAGAAGAATTGGCTCAACGACTAGGTGGTCAAGCGACCGAACAATGCTTATCTCAATGAGATAAAGAGATAGTCTAATCTCACACGAAAGTGTGAGCCATATGGTATAAAGTCTAGCGAACTTTATATAAATATTAGGAAAGTTTATCAATTTGGAGTGGCAATAACAAGCTTGCATGGCTTAACTCTAAAACTCTCAACAGACGGCGCGTCCTACTAAAATACGAGACAGAACGCCCTGCATATCAAAAGAACCCAGATACCTTTTATGTAATTGGCGTTGACGTTGCTCGTTATAAGGCGAACACCGCCATCACGGTTCTAAAGATAATTCCAGGTAAGAATTATTTTATTAAAAATGCGATTTATCTAGAAGTTCTTCACGGAGAAAATTACATAGAAGTGCAGGCTCCACGGATCAAAAAATTGATCCAACTATTTCAACCGCGCGAGGTCATCATCGATGGAAATGGGCGGATCCAATCTGGCCCACCTAGCAAGAAATTGCTTTGATTAAACCCTTTTAACTGCGGGAACACCCTTATGGGCAATCCGCAGCCAAGCATAAATATTTTTATGCAGGTTCAACGACTAACCGAAAAGGTGTAGCTTGCAAGCCTAAGGCAAGCGAAATGGAGGGCTCCTCTACTGAGGATGAAGAGATAGTCTGAACTATATAGCAATATATAGCTGAATACAGCATAGAATGTTGCGAATTCTATGGAACATAATTACAGGTATAGGCCTGCTTGATGCGATGGCAATCCCAAGTGTTGATGCGAAGACGGGTGAACATTTTCCCGCGTATTACGTCTTCAATAATGAATATCATCTTCCGCCAGAAAAGTCAAGTCCTAGTGAAAAACCATGGCCTTCTCTTAATGGAATTATTTATGATATTAAGGCTGGTAGTGGCAATGAAGATGAGATTAATTCTTACTTTGTTTCTCAAATTAATAATGGCTCATTACGACTATTGGCAGATGAAAAAATCGTACGAGATAAGTTATTAAAAACAAGAAAAGGCCAGAAAATGTCAATTTATGACCGAAGAGAATTCTTGTTACCATATGAGATGACTTCACGATTAATAGATGAATTAAATAATTTAAAATTAAAAACAACTGGAAATAAAAACGAATTTAAAATAGAACGAATTTCAAAGTCCATAGAAAAGGACCGCTTTAGCTCAATTTCCTATGGACTATACAGAGTAAAATACTACGAAGAAAAATCGCAAAGAAAGAAAACATACAACGACTATTCACAATTCGCTTTCTTCACTTCCAAGAAAAGTAAGAAAGGAGGTTAATAGAATTGCCAGATAACAACACCGCCGCGAGTACTGTGCGCGACTTTTCCGCCTTTACTCGTGCGGCCAACCAGAAAAGAAAAGTTCGTATACCGACTAGCGCGCAGGCCTACAGTAGATGGGGAACGCTATACCGCGGTCCCTTACTTCACGACGACGATTTTACTATTGACGAGATAAAGCGTATTCTGCGGTCTGGCGAAATATCCGCCTTACAACAACTTTCGCGCTATTTCTATAGAACGAATAATGTTTACAGAAACAATATCGATTATCTTGCTCATCTTTCTCTTTATGAGAATATGGTAATACCAATCTATGAGGGCGGCAAAGGTTCACAAACGCAAATAACAAAAGCATTCTACAGCGCATGTGAATTCATTGAGAATTTGGATCTTGTCAATACGCTAACGCATGTAACTACTCAATGGCTAATTGACGGGGTATATAATGGATTACTACGCGAAGGTACAGACGGCCGAGTTACGCTACATGATCTGCCGCGGGAGTACTGCCGCACGCGCTTCAAGGATCTCAACAATTTAAACATTCTTGAATTTAATATTCGTTATTTCAACACAATATCGGATGAGGACTTGCGACTTGAAGCACTATCAACTTTCCCGCTAGAAATTCAACAGGCATGGAAAGCTTGGAATAACCCAAAAAGTAAGAACAAGGAGCTATGGGTTGCTGTTAGTGCGGCATCCGGGGGCGTATGTTTCGTTAATACAATTGATTCTTCTCCTCTTCTAGTAGCTAGTATACCAGAGTTAAAGAAAATGGATGATGCAACTGCACGGGAAGAGAAGCGTGATGATAATGAATTGTACAAACTTCTTATTCAGCGTCTCCCAATTGGCAGTAATGGTGAACTTGTTTTCCAACTACCTGAGGCCGCGCAGATTCACGCCGGAACAGCCGACATGCTTGCTGACATTGACACGGTTGATGTGTTAACAGTTTTTGGTGAAACATCATTGGAGAGTTTACAAGAAACTAGCTCTGCAACGCAAGCTAACGATCGTTTAGCAAAGTACCGTAAAAATGCTTGGGACGCACTTGGGCGCGGTAATATCCTATTCAATCCTGAGAATAGTTCAACACTTGCTTATCAGATCAAGAAGGACGAAGCCCTTATGATCTCGTATTTAAATGTGTATGAGACTTGGATTCGTTTTCTGCTAAATGAACGTTTTGCGCGAAAAGGAGTTACTTTCAACTTTGAAATTCTGCCTACTACTGTCTTTAACAGAAATGATCTCCAATCGGCCTATTTCCGTGCGGCTCAGTATGGCTACTCCAAAATGATGGCAGGTGTAGCAATGGGCATGAAACAGCGTGAACTATTAAGCTTAATGGATTTCGAAAACAACTTCTTGGATATGTCAGTAAAAATGGTTCCATTACAGTCTTCTTATACTACATCAAATTCTACAGATTCTCAACAAAAAAATAATTCTGGCGCGCAAAAGATCGTAAAAACTTCGCAGTCCAATAACATAAATAATGAAGGCGGGCGTCCAGAATTGCCCGATGAGCAAAAATCTGAAAAAACGCAAGCAAATATTGCTGCGATGGGATAATGAGGAGATAAAATGGAAAAGCAAATACCAATTTATTTTTCCAGCGTCATCTTAAATTCTCCGGCTCAAGATATTACTCTTGGGGAATTTACTGGTAGCCATTTAAAAGTTGGCACTTTTTCTAAATATGGAAACCGTAACGGCTCCTATATAACGGATGAAATTGCTGAACAACTAATTAAAAGCGCCACTTCTGGCGATACTCCAGTGGTAGGTTTTTTCGACGCTAGTAATCAAAAATGGGCTAGTCATACTGGCCCCGCAATTGCTAGTGCATATGGCTATGTTGAAAGCTTTGAAGGATGGATGCCCTTACAAGATGATGATGGAGTTACTAGAGATTACGCTGTTTTCAACGTAACACTTTTCACCAAATACTTTTCTGAAGCAAGCAAAATACTTGGTTCAAATCAAAGTATGGAGCTTGATACTTCTTCAATTATAGGACATTGGCAGATGTTTGGTGATAAAGAATATTATGTTTATGAATCTGCAAAAATCATGGGATTATGTGTAATTGGCTCACATGAACCATGCTTTTCGGCTTCATCTTTTTTCTCGAAACAAGATGAAACGTATAAAAAACAATTTGAAGAATTCTCTTCGCTTTTGAATGAATTAAAAACGCAAGTAGAAGAGATGAAAAATACAAAGGGAGGAGAATTACCTATGGATCCCGTCAATAACAATCCTACCCCGGTACAGGAACCAACACCTGCACCAACCGTAGACCAGGCCGCGTTTGATCTTCTACAATCTAAATACGATGCGGTCCAAGCCGATCTTGCGAAAGCGCAAGCTGACTTTGAACAAGCCAACGCTAACCTAGAGCAAGCTAACGCTAATCTCGCGCAAGTACAAACCAATTTTGAAGCAGCGCAAGCCCGTGTTACAGAACTAGAAGCTTTTCAGGCTAATGCTGAAACAGAGCTTCAGTCTCTACGTGAACAAAATGCTTCACTACAAGCTTCTGTAACTAATTATGAAGCGATTATGGCTGAAAATGAAAATAATCGTAAAAATTCACTAGTTGATCAGTACGCAAAAATTTTGGATGCGGAAGAAATTGAAGATATTCGTGGCAAGGTAAGCGACTTTTCTTATGATGAACTAAAAAGCAAATTGGCTATTACTTTTGCTGAAAAGCAATTCGCTAATAAGAATGAAGAGAAAGTACCACTACCAGACCCATCCAAATCTCAATTTGCTTTACTAATGGAAAAATATCGTAAAAACTAAGGAGGAGACTAAGTTATGGCTCTCAAAAGATTCCCACTCGAAGCTTATTCTAGCCTAGAGTTAAATCAGGTAGCCTTCCCTAAGCACGGTTTAGTCGTTTCTCAAACCCCTCTAGGAGAAGAGTTTACCGCGGCAGCTCCATGCGAAAATGGCATGTGGGTACTTGCTGACAAAGCTCGCGGATTTATTGGTTCTGCTGAAGATCCTGCGGACGCGCCTATTGGTGTTGTTTATACGACCGAAAAAGAATACGACATCTTCCATGTCGGTCTCAAGACTTTCGGCCGCAAGATTAAAGGTGATTATCCCCGTGTTGGCATTATGCAGCCCGGCGATACCATGACTACGAACTGCCTACAGTATGATGACGAGGAATTCCCAGATGAGGAAGACGCCGCGGAGGCCAGTGGTCTTTACGCTGCTCTGGAAAAAATTGATGAAACTCCAGTTTATGTTGTTCTAGTTGCTAATAGCCCAGTTCCGAAGCTAACCCTAACTAAGCCAGCATCTGGTATCTATGCTAAGGTTACTAAGTTCTATACCGTACCAAACGGTGAAAAGGGCGTTAAATATCAAATTATTCGAGTATAAGAGGGGAGGCACGAACATATGAATATGGAAAATTTACGCGTCCTAATGGACGGTGCATTTGGTCGTAGAGTCCCCGCCAACTTCGCGGCTGAAGACTATGATTACAATGCCGCTCTACATGATGAGCTAGTTAAGCTCCTATGCGATAAGAATGGTAGGTTCAATCGTTATCAATATGATCGCAACCGCATTGATCTCTTTGAACTTCTTTCTCAGAATCTAGATGAAGTTCTACCAGTATCTATTCGTGATGCTCTTGGCCTATTTACTGAGATTATTCGTATTCCTCAAGGATCTCGCCTTGAGTTCCGTGTAACTCGCGGTAAACAGCGTGGTAAGCAGTTTGTTACCCGCGCGACCGAGTCTGGTAACTATGAAGCCTTTAGGCTTGATCGTGACCGTTTTGACCTATATCCTGTCGCGATCGGTGGTGCCGGTACTGTTGACTTCGAACGCTATCTTGACGGCGCTGAGAGTATTCAGGACATCTACGATGTTCTAGAAGAAGGTTTCCTAGACCGTATCTTTGAAATGGTTCAGGACGCTCTACTTCAAACTTGGAATCTTGCCGGACGTCCTGCTCGTAACAAAGTTGTTACGAATACCTTTGATGCTAAAGCAATGCAGGGTCTTTGCAATACGGTAAAGCCTTATGGCGATCCAATCATCTATTGCTCTGCACTCTTTGCCGCAGAAATGGTTAATGCTATTACTTACAACTCCACGACAAAGATTTCTGATCAGGATATGCTAGAACTACGCGATCGTGGATATATTGGTAAGTTCTATGGCACACCTGTTGTAGTTATGCCACAGTCTTTCACTGACGAGACTAATACTAAGTTCACTGTCAATCCTTCTTTCGCCTTTGTAATGCCCGCTGGCCGTGAGAAGATCGTTAAGCTCGGTTTTGAAGGCTCAACTTACGTTCGCGAATGGAACGATCACGAAGGTGACAACAGCATTGGTATTCAGGCCTATGCTAAGGTTGGCGTTGCTGTCGTTGGAACTCCTAACTATTGGGGCATCTATTACAATAAGGGTATTGATGCCGGCGGATGGGAAGACTACAACAAAGAGCTTGTTAAAGACGAGTAATTGATTATCAGTTTTGGGAGCGAGAATGTCTCGCTTCCAAGACTTTCTTGGAGGTAAAAGGAGAATTATGGTTACTATTAAAAATATTAGCAATGCAATGGTTTACATTGTTTTTCCTGATTTAAAAATCCATCGTCAGTTGCGGCCAAACCAAAGTTTTGGTGTTACTGCTGAGGATTATGACCAGATGGTTTATGATCCGGGCTTTTCTTCAATGATGGATGAGCATTATATTTCTGTTAAGGCAGATGCCACGGACAAACCAAAGAATGCAATTCCGGATAGTAAAATCTATGATGTGGACACTATCGTAAAGATGTATGAAACGAAAGATTACACTAATTTCACCAAGTTCATTCGTATGGCTGCGCCCGCTGAAAAGGACATCGCAGTACAGAAAGCCATTGATATGAAGATTACAGACAACGCTTTTGTTAAACTTATTAAAGATTATTGCGACGTTGATGTAATTAATAGTATCAATATTGAACATCAATTACAATCCTAAATGGCCACTTCTTTCACAAAAGTTTATGACGCTTTCTTGGGGCGCATAAACGCGGATGATTGGACAACTGAAGAAGAATATGCCATTGTCGAGCGGGATTGGCAAGAACTTTTAAAGGCGGCAATCGGCCGTTTCAAATATCCAAGAATCGCGTTGGATTATGAAGAAATACCAACCGAAGAGCAAGATGAAGATACCGTTCCTGATAAACTTCCTATTCCTTTTACTAGGTATCAGTTTGTTAAAGATCTAACAAATTCTGAAATCCAAGTCCTTGCAGTACTGATGAAACACGAATGGATTAAAAGATGTATTGCTACTTATGATCACATAAAAACATTATATACGGATAAGGATTTTAGTGAAGCAAATCTATTAGATAAGCTAAATAAAATGGAGGCTAGTGTTCTCGCAGAAACTGTTAGCGCAATGGATGATTACGACAAAGCAAGCAAACATACTCCAGATCCTTTATTCCGAAGATTGGCAGGTAAGAAAAATGCTCTCAAATGAAGTTGAAACATTTGATGCCTATAAGAATAAGCTAAAGGGTCGCTTATATAGTTTACTTTGCGAGCGTGAAAAAGGCGGAAAGTGGGAAGCCTTCTTAGATTCATTAATTATCGAAGTAAAAGGATTGGGCGCCAACTCTATAAATTGGTGGCCTTTTATTGGGAAGCTACAAATGATGCATTATCTCTCATATGAGTGGTTTAGGAAAACAGTCTTTGATTGTATTAATTTAGTTTCTGGACTGGAAGTACCAGATGAATTATCGTGACGTTTATTTTCGCAGAATAAATCACTTAGGGGAAAATGTACAGGAACGAGTTAAGAATGACGGAATTCGTACTTTTGAAAAATGGCTTGTTAATTCACCTCATACAGTACGGAATTTGTCGGTTGAGCGAGGTATTCATTTTGATGGTATTCTACTTACTAGCAAAGATAAGGAATACCAGAAAATTTTATTTTTAAATGTAGCAAATAATGTTCCACTTGTAGTCGGAGATATTATGACTTGGATACAAGACGATGGTTCCGAAGAGAAGTGGATATTGTTTCAAGAGAAAAAGAAAGTTAACGGGTCATATAGAGTATTCTGGATGGTCAGATGCAACTATCTTTTAAAGTGGGTAGATAAGCAAGGCCATTTACAGCAATCTTGGAGCTATGTGGTCAGTTCTGTTGATGATAAGATAAAGGGTAATTTTAGGACATGGCACGCACTTATCACACCTCAGCCAAACAAGTACGCAGAAATTCTAATGCCGCGTTATTCCATTGAAAGGGCAACAAACTTCATTGTGGAGGACGAATCTTGGACGGTCGTAGAATACGATCATACTAGCGTTCCCGGCATAATTTACTTATCATTAACTGAAAACAAAGTTAACATGGTTTATGACGATTTGGAGAACAATATTGCAGATACAGATAGGATAGCGAAATATGAGTTGCTTACGCCGGAAGAAGTACAAACGTATGAAGTTGGCGAAGAGATTAAGCCGCTATTTACTGTTACGAAAAATGGGACACCAATTGAACTAGAAGTTAATCTATTATCGACCGATAAGAAAATTGCAAAAACAATTGATGGTAAACTGATCGCGCAAAAAGCTGGCGAGACATCAATTATAATACAACTTATAAATGATGCAAAGGTTTGTAAAAAGATTAATATAAAAGTAGTAGATAAAAAGGAAGAAGAGATTCTTGCCTATATTGACGGTTCTGCTACTATTATGCTCGACCGCGCGAAAACTTATAAGCTTTCTGGCAATATCGATTTTTCCGATGTTACTTTCTCATTGGACACTAATTTGGCGAAAATTGTAAAAATCGAATCGAATTCTTGTACCGTTCAAGCGAATGCTAAAAATGAATTGGGAACTTTTACTTTAACGGCTACGTATGGCGGCAAAACCTATACAAAAGAAATTAAAGTAATTCCGCTATGGTAGGTGTAAAATATGGCAAGTGATCAAACACAACGTAGGTTTGCGGTTCTGGGAACTAACACTTTTAGAATAGCTAATAGCTTAATGAAAAATCAAAAAATTTGCCGCCTACTGAAATATCAATCAAGAGACGCATTAGATCCTGCTGCGCACCCAGATGTTGACGGAGCAGACCTAATTAATAAACAAATTTTAATCGTTCCTAAAATTTACGATGATAGTACAGAAAAGATGTCCTACATCACTGCTATCTTTGACGATTACGTAGTTAACGTATTTAATCCCGAATTTAAAACTTGTACAGTACGTTTCGATGTTGCATGTCCATATGATGAATGGGCGCTAGATGGAAAAACAATGCGGCCTTATATGATTATGCAAGAAATCGACACAATGTTTAACGAAGAAAAGTTGGCTGGTATTGGGACTCTACAATTTTATCGCGCGGATACTCTTACGCTTACCCCTTGGATTGGCGGCTATTCGTTGAGGTATAAAATTAATGAATTTAACTGATGATGAAATTTTAAAGTTTCAAAAAGGAACGCCAATTTTCTTAGACGATATTTGTGCAATCTATACGCCTACAATTGGAGAAATCGTTGATATTGGTTATAGTAAATTTCAGCAATACCTTAGTGTCCTTACGTCAGAAAAACCTGAAATAAAAAATGAAGATCCAGCATTAACCAAAATTCTAGATGGATTAACAGACTTTACATATATAATTATGTTTTCTTCTATAGACTTAGAATTGAATAGTTTATTGAAGGAAGCATTTCGTTTCTTTACTCATGAGGATGTAATTTTTTCGTTGGAGCCAGCGCAAATTATAGTTGGGCCGCTACAAGAAAAACACATTCTTACTGAGGAACGATATTATGATTTGCAAAAAATTTTGCGAAGAATGTGTTTCCTCGAACAAGAAGGGGAAGAAATAATTATAAATGCTGATGATTCTCCCGCGGTAAAGAAACTGAAAAAGCAAATGCGCGCGAATCGAGAAAGAGTGCGTATAGCCAAAGCAAAGAAGGCCGCGAAGGAAAAGTCAGATTTAAAATTTTCTGACCTAATTGGTAGCCTAGCCGTGAACGGCTGTGGTTTGAATATGGAAAACATTTACAATATTACTTATTATGCTTTTCATGATCAACTTAAACGTATGGGTTGGCGTGATCAGTTTAATATAAACAATCAAGCCGCACTAGCTGGGGCTAAATTAAAGAAGAATCAATTGAAGCATTGGATGCGTTCAATTGCTAGTTCTGAAAAATAGTTATTTTATTGGAGGTAACTTTAAATGGCTGTAAATATTTTTGAGAAATACGGTAGAGAAATGCTGCTTTAAGGAGTAATCCTTATTGAAAAATTCCGTGAACTGCTGGGAGTCTCTAAAGCTCATTTGCTACAACGTAGCGCGAAAGCGCAGGCGTGAATGCTTTAAAAAGTAATGAGATATTATGAGTAATCAGCAACCAAGCTAAGGAGAATAATTTTAATGTGGAAAACAATTCCCGTTGATGATAATTATGAAGCAAGTACCGATGGACAGATTCGTGAAAAAGAAAGTAAAAAAATCGTTTCACAATGGGTAAGTTGTGATAAATATTTAATCGCAACCTTATCAGGTAAATTATATCGCGTTCATCGCTTAATTGCTATGACTTTTATCAGTAATCCGAATAATTTGCCAGTTGTCAATCATAAAAACTTTAATAAACAAGATAATCATGTCGCTAATTTAGAATGGGTAACGTATTCACAGAATTCGTTACATAGTTTTTCTAACAATCATCGTCAAGATTCTGTAACAAAATGGGCAAGTGAAATTCAGCCGCGAGCGGCTGAGGCCTCCAAAACAAAAGTTGCTCAATATGATTTACAAGGAAATTTATTAAAGATTTATGATAGCCAAAGAGAAGCAAGTGAACAAACTGGCACCTGCCGTAGTTCTATAACTAGATGTGTAACCGGTCATAGAAAAACTGCGGGAGGCTATAAATGGAAATACTACTTAGAAGGCTCAACGACTACGAATGAAGAAAGTCCTACTTCATCAGTGCGGAACTCCGAGAAATCGGATGAAGATATAGTCTGAACTTATACGAAAATATAAGAAGTTGTGTATAGGCGCAATTGTAACATAATTGATTAAAGAGGTTGCCAATGTCTACTTTGAAGCTCTAGAAGACGATCTAGCGGCTGGTGTTTATAAAGGGGACGTTGTGCTCTTCCTTGATTCTCTAAAAGTATCAACAATTGAACAGACCGCTGAAAGTGCTGACGCGCGTGGTGGTTGGTCCAACCCGAAACTTGTCTCTTGGGACTATGGTCGTGAGATCAATGTAACCCTAGAGGATGCGCTAATGTCATTAGAGTCACTACGCTTCATGCTTGGTGGCGCTATTAAGCGGCCGAAGTCTACTGCTCCTGTTATCGTTCGTCATACGGAGCAAGTAGTTTGCACTACGGGTGGCGTAGTACCGCTACCTAAGGATCACCTAACTGATCGTACCCTAACTCCTAAGGCTACTTATGGCCATCCAATTCGTCTTATCAACCTCACGACTGGTGTGCGTACACAGCTAGTTGTTGAGCAAGAAGAAGGAGAGGCTATCGTTCTTGACGGGAAAAAGGCCATTAAGTTTAAGAACCCTGCCGCTGGAGTTACGACTGAAGTTGCTACGAAGTATGGCGACGTAATCCGTATTTTCTGGGAAGAGATTATCGCTAATGAGACTGGCGCGGAGACTGCTGTTGAAGTTGTTATCAGTCCTAATACTTTCCCAGGTACTTATAAGGTCGTTGGAGATACGTTTATGCGTTCCGAGAAAACGGGTAAGGACGAGCCTTTCCAATTTATTATCGCGAAGGCAAAAGTACTCTCAGACGTCACCATAACGTTGGAGGCAGAAGGAGACCCCAGCACTTTCGAGATGCAGCTAAGTGCTCTCCGTGCTACAAACGAACAGGGCGAGAATGAGATGATGAAGCTAGTTCGTTATGGATTCACTAATGATGAATCTGTTGACGATGGCGACGATCATGGCTCAGTCGCTGAGTAATTGAGTATAATAGAGGCTAAAGCTGAGGTTTTAGCCTCTTTATTTTTTTACCTAAATGGAGGTAAAATATGTTAGATCAATATTTTGGTACAAAAGAAATTTACGAACTAACATTACGCGCGAAAACTCCAATGAAATTTGGAAGTAGATACATAGAGGAAGATGAGCCAGTTCTTTACTTTGAGAATATTGCTATGTCGAATTTAACTGAACGCAGTTCTGCAATTATGGCCCGCGGCGGTTGGGCGAATATGCCGCGCGTAATATGGGAAGATCGTTCAGAGATTAAGTTTGAATTAGCAGAAGGTATAATGTCTTCTATTAGTATGAGCATTTTACTTAGTGCAAATGTAGGCGAAAAGACTAAGGCTAAGCCGCTATACGTATCTCGGCGCGAAGGTCCGTTTGAATTAGATGATAATCATCGCCTTTATTTAGATCATTGGCCGGTGGACTATCCAGAAAAGAAAACATTTATTTTTGACTATGATAGAGATACAATTCAAAAGAAGTTGTATGGTAAAAAAATTCATGGCATAATGGATCCATTAGACCGATCTACGGAAATGCCCTGCTTAGAGATTTATGAAGATAAAAATCTTACTATCCCGGCGAGTTTGAAGAAGGAATACCTGGTGGATTACTACTATTATTATGGAGACGAAAGGGAAGCGCTCATCTACTCGATTCATAAAGAGCGTTTCAATGGATTATTTTCCTTGGAAGGAAAATTTTATTCAAAGGATGAGACTGAAGGTTTAAATTATACAAATTTATTGTATATGCCGAAAGTACGAATTGTGAGCGATATTAACTTACGCTTGGGAGAAAGGGCAGACCCTACGGTTGCTGGTTTTAGTATTATCGGATTGCCCGAAAGTACGCCAGTATCGAAGAGTTTATTATTAGAAATTTCACGTTTGGATAGTGACGTGGATGAAGATGTTATATAATTGAGCCATTTCTTTCTAGAAATGGCTCACTTTTTTTGTTGAGTGAGAGAAAGGAGTTTTGAAAAATGGCTGGAGCAGCTACTGCTGATAATAGCATTGTTGTTAATATAGAAACAAAAATACAAGGCTATCAAGCTGAAATTGAAAAAATAAAGCAGTCTCTTGCCAAAATTGGTACTAATGCGCAGATCGGGAAAAACATTACTAAGGAATTAGCCGCGGTTGAAAAACAGGTTGATGCTCTTAGCAAGAGAATGACTCAACGTATTTCCTCCGATTCGCAACTTACCAAATTAGGAGACTCACTGCAAAATGTAGAGGAAAGATTTGTTCATATTGGTGAACAAGTTCAGCAAATTAGCTTTAGAGACTTAGATACTGGATATGTTACTAGTCAGTTACAGAATTTAGTCAGTGCGGCTGAAGCGGCTGAACAGCAGTTAAGAATTACGCTTGACACTGGATTTCAGGCTATTGTTAATAGGAATCCTAACTTTAAGAATTTAGTAGAAAATTATTTAAATCTTGATTTTAATAATTTAAATATTGATAATTTTACTCAGGTATTAGGCCCCGCGATAGACGAAGTAATACAAAAGACTAGAGCTCTAGGTATAGAAGTCAGTAATTTAAAAAGAGAATCAAATACTCTAGGTACTAGTATTGCAAATACCGCTAGAGAAATTCAAAATTTAGGAAATATCGATTTAGATCGAGATGTACAGAAGAGACTAAACCTAGACAATGCTATGGTCTTTTCTACTCAGAAGAGTACTGATCTGCAAAATGCTATTATCGATGGTTTTAATAGATCTATTAGTACATTAAATATTTCTGACGCAACTAAACAACTCGCAACGCAAAAAATCCTAGAAGCGTTTATAAGTAATGATCCTGCTACTATTCAGGCCGCAGTTCACTCATTAGCTCGTAATATTCGGGATATAGTTACGAAAGAAGCTAAGGGCTATCAAATCGGTGATTTTAATTTTGGAGTTAAACAAGCTATTGCCGCGAGTTCAAATACAGAACTTCAAAGTACTTTTGGCTCATATAATACTCTTGCTAATCTTGCTAGTAGTAATAATTTCCAACCTTTTTTAAAAGAAAAAGACGTACAGCTAGTCCAAGATTTTGAAACGAACGTTGCAAAGTTATTCCAAAGATTTAATAACTTTGGAAAAGAGGCATCTGAAGTTCCTGCTATTATACAAAAGTTCACTGATGCTCTTTTGGCTGGTGGGAAAAGAGATGCGTATGCTGAAATTACCAAGGTAATCCAAGAGTATCTCCAAGTATTACAACAAGCAGAACAAGCTGATAGAGCGCGAAAAACGCAAGTTGATACAGAGCTTGGCACAAAAGAACCAGAATATGTGAGACGTAGAAGAAACGATCAAAGTCTCGCTATGTCTCAGCAAAGATACTCCAATGATATTGCTCTTTTGCGTCAACAGGCCGCTCCACAAGAACAAGCTGCTCAACAGATGAGAGCCGCGGCAGATGCAGAACAGCAAAAACTTGTAAATGAAGAGCGTCAAAAAGGCGCGGATCTAGTAAGACAATATAATGAAGCTTTACAAGAAACCAACAGCCTGATAGCAATGTATCAAAACCAACTAGATCAAGTGCGCGAAAAGCAACGTATAGTTGGTAAACTCGAAGGATTAGCTCAGCGCTGGTTCAGTGCTTATGCCGCAATTCGTATGGTTCGGCAAGCAATTGATTCTGTTATCTCCACAATAAAAGAATTAGATAAAACCATTACTGAAATCGCTATTGTTACTGATATGACACAGAAAGACCTGTGGGGTCAGATGTCGTCATATACAGATATGGCTAGACAATACGCCGCATCAATATCTGGCGTTTATGAAGTTTCACAATTATACTACCAGCAGGGTAAGTTAAACATTTGACTTTTCATGGAATTTATAGTACAATATCTCTTAGAAAAGAGGTGTTGTGCGTGAGAGAAAAACGCATACAAATTGAAGGACAAGATACTCCATATCTAATAAGAGAAGATGGAGTTGTTTGGAGTGAAAAACGTAATCGTGAATTAAAAGGCACAATTAGAAGAAACGAGTATCATACAGTTTATTTAGCCCATAATGGAAAACAATATAATTTTATGATACATCGTTTGGTTGCTGAAGCCTTTTGTGAGAATCCAAATAATTATACTGTTGTTCATCATAAAGATGGCAATAAATTAAATAACCATGTAGATAACTTAGAATGGGTTACTACGCTAGAAAATAATCAGAGCGTAAATAAAAAAAATCGCTAAATCAAAAACACCGTCAACAAATGGAGATCTTAATAAGCAATGGCAACCAGTTGCTTTTAGTCCACTATACGGAGTTAATAAAGACGGCGAGATGATAAATTTTAAAACTGGTAAACTCATTCAAGGTAGTGACAGAAATGGTTATAAACGCTTTCAATATAAAGATCATGTCTATTCAATCCACAGACTGGTTTATGAGACTTTTAACGGTCCAATACCCGATGGGATGAAAATAGATCATATAGACGGAGATCGTTCAAATAACGCTTTATCTAATCTTCGTTTAGTAACTCAATCTGATAATATGAAAGCCGCGATGGAAAACGGTCATAGTGGCCAGATTCCCGTTCTTCAATTTGATAGGCAAGGAAATTTTATTCAAGAATTTCCGACAATACAAGCAGCCGCCGACTTTATCGGTGTGACTCACGCCGCCGTACGTTCTGCAATTGTAAGAAACGGTACGTGCGGTGGATATAAATGGAAAAAGAAAAGTTAATATGCATGCTCTGAATATCCCTTAATTGCTGGGAACTCCTTAAGTCTTTTAGACACAAGTCACGTAGTAATACGTGACTTTTGTAATACTTAAAAGAATTGGACAATCAGCAGCCAAGCGACCGAAAGGTCGAAGGTTCAACGACTATTTAATCGTCAAGATTAAAGTAGGTGCAAGCGCGCCGAAACAGGGATAGCTGTAAAAAACAGTTAAGATATAGTCTGAACTTATACGAAAGTATAAGCTGGGTTTCGTCCCGCCGATAAAGGTAGCGTATTATCGGGAACATAATTGTTGCAGACTGTCGATGTAATGGCGCTAACTGAGGAAACTCTTAAGCTCGCACGTATATCCGGATTGGATTACGCGGAAGCTGCTAACTACATGACAAACGCCGTCCGTTCCTTTAAGATGGAAATGACCGATGCTCAAAGGGTCACGGACGTTTATTCGGCTATTGCCGCGGCATCAGCTACAAGTGTTTCTGAATTAGCTGTTGCTATGAGTAAAACCGCATCATCTGCTGAAGCGGTTAAGGCAAGTTTTGAGAATACCACAGCTATGATGGCTGTTATGATCGAAGCTACACGAGAGAGTTCACAGAACATCGGTAGTGCCCTTAAAAGTATTATTTCGCGCTATGGCGAAATGACATCAGATCCCGCAAAAATTCTTGATAGCGAAGGCGAAGAGCTTAGCTTAAACCGTGTTGACAAAGCATTGCAGACCGTCGGCATCACTATTCATGATACTAACGGGCAATTCAAAGCTTTTGACGAAACGATGAAAGAATTGGCGAGCGTGTGGGATACCTTAGATTCGAGCTCGCAAAGATATTATAAAGTTGCATAGTATCTATAACTCATTGAATTGCGGGGAAGCCTTTAGGGCCTTAACAACCAAGTTAAAATAGCGATATTTTAATGGCGAGGTTAGTGACCAAGGTAAGGTAAAATTGTTAAGGATTAGGTAATCCGCAGCTAAGATTCTGTAATTTTTAACATTCTGCTTAAAATATGATATCTTCTTAAAAAAGGAGGGAAAAAGTAATATGGAAGAAACAGATAATATGAAGACTGTTTTTCTAGATGGAGAACCTACTCCATTCATGATTACAACTACAGGACTATTATATCGCTCAGATACTGGTAATTGGTACAAACCATTTGAAGTATGTGGTTACCTTTCGTATCATATGAAGTGGAAAAATAAAACTTATCCAAGACGTATACATCGTCTTGTGGCAGAAGCTTTTATTCCAAATCCAGAAAATAAACCTTTTGTGCATCATAAAGACCACGACCGTTTTAATAATAATGTGGATAATCTAGAATGGGCAACAGTAGAAGAAAATAATAATGATAAATTGTCGATGAAACAACAGCCCATAGTTAATTGCGAATTTGATTATACAAGAGAAGAGTGGAAGCAATATGAAGACACTCAATTCTATGTTAGTAACATGGGGCGAATTAAAAACATTATTACAAAAAATATTCTAAAGGGTAATGTCCGAGAAAACGGTTATCTACGAGTAGGTTTAAGATTCGGAAAAAAAGAGTTAAAGAGTTTTAATGTCCATAATTTAGTTTGGCTAGTCTGGCGAGGACCTCAGAAAGGCGTTATTAATCATATTAATGGTAATAAGCTTGATAACCGCCTAAGCAACTTAGAAGATATTTCACAATCTGAAAATATTTTAAAAGCAACATATGAAAACAAAACTCGAAATGCAATGCAGGTTGGCCAATATGATGACAAAAACAATTTATTAAATATTTATGCTTCACAGGTAAGAGCAGAAAAAGCTTTAAATTTAAGTAGCGGTTCTATCTGTAGAGCAATCGTTAGTGGTCGAAAAGCAGGCGGCTACTATTGGAAAAAAATTACAGAATAAAGTTCAACGACTATCTTATATCAGATAATGATGAGAGTAGGAACAATGCGTTCCGAAGTGGTGAGATGGCGCTAAAACGCCAGTGATATAGTCTACTCCCTAACGAAAGTTAGGGTTTTTGTTTTATACAAAAGTATGGGAAACGCGAGCCCATACAAGTAAAGGATTGCAACGATCTTGGCCGGAAATAGGCAACAGAGCCGGCTCCTGGCCTTCCTTTCTAACTACAAACGTTACGTCGAGCTAAGCGACATCGCCGCTAACTCCGCGAATGCTTCGCAGTTACAATACTTAAAGACACTAGATTCTATTGACGCGAAAACGCAGCAGATAAAGACAAGCATACAAGGTCTTTACACTGAAAGCGGAATTGAGGAATTTTATAAAGGCCTATTAGATGTTGGCAACAATATGATAAAGACCTTTACGCAAATGCCTACACTACTCAGGCTACCTATTCCCGCGATTACGAAACTAGGCACACAGTTCTTAACAGTATCTAAAATAGTAACAAGTATTTTAACCAATTTTAGAAATACATATAATTTCCAACAATCACAACTCGCTGCACTTACTCAAACCTATGCTAAAAAAAGACAAGATATTGAAGAACAGCTAAATAACGCTAATCAGCAGTCAGGCCAACAATATAACCAACAATATCAACAATTACTGCAGGAACGCGCACGAATTGACGCAGAGTATGCCAGAAAAAGGCAAGATATACTAAACCAGAAAATACCTGGGCAAAAAACTGGGCTGCAAACTGCAGGTATGGTTCTTGGCGGGGTAGGCGTGGCCGCGACTACGGTAGCCGGTGCGCTGGACGTTAATGAGAATAGAACAGCCAAAGCAGTTACTACAGGATTAGGATCATTAGCCTCAGGAGTAGGAATGGGTATGCTAATGAGTGGCGGCAATGTAGGCATAGCTGTTCTTATGGGAGCTCTTACTGCATTACCCGGCATATTAGAAGCTGTTGGAATAGCCACTGAAAAAGTTAGTGAAAAAGTAGAAAGATTAAATAGCAAATTAGAAGAAAGTTCGAATAACCTACTAAAAAGTAAAGACGAATTAAGAACCTTAGAAGATTATAAGAAAAAATATGATGAACTTTATAAAGCAAGAAATGATAGTAATGAAGCTTATCAGGAATATTTAAAATTAAGTAATGAAATCGCCGCTAATTACCCATCTCTCATCTCTAGTATGGATGAAGAAGGTAATTATGTTGTAGAGCTAAAAGGGTACTATCAAGATCTCGTAGAAGCCAAGCGGGAAGCCTATAATAAAGATTTTATTGAAAATGGTTTAGCTCAAATTGAAGCTTACTCTGATCCAGAACTTCTACTTAAGCTATTTAATATTGACACCCCGGGCGAGTTTAAACTTTTCTCGGATAGTGCTGTAGTAAATAAAATTGCGGAATCCTTTAAAACTATTCCTGCGGACGTTCTAGGAAATATAAGTTATACAGAAGCAATGCGCCGTACCAATGAAGCTTTCGATTACGGTGGCTTTATTGATAAAAATAATGTAAAAAATCTTTTCGGTGTAGATCAATCTGTAATAGGGAAAAATATTGAACAGTTCTTAGGAGCAGATGTTATAAAGGAACTTTCAAAAGAAAGTACCTATAGCCCAACCGATCAAAGCTATATGGATCCGGTAGTTCTTGAAGCGATGCTAGAGAAAATCGGTGTCATATTAGACGAAAATAAAGGCGACTTTGCGCAAGTAAACAAAGAACTTAATCAAGCTTTTGGCGAAGATGCCCGTTTTAATGATGATTTAATTGGCTTCTTCCAGCAGATGAGTGGGTCTGCTCAAGTCCGTTCAGAATATTTAAATAAAATTATTAAATCTCTCAATATTACAGCTACCAAGGAAGCTATTGATAAGTTAGGCTTAGATGCTGACGCCTTAACTACTGATTTTTTGGCTGAAAATGTACAGCAAGATTGGGAAGGAAAATCAGAAGGCCAAAAGGACATTAAAGCTGTTTGGCAATCATTCCAACTTGATCTAGAATCTATTGTTCAATCTTATTTTGATAGTTTTGAATTATATAAAGACTTATCCAAAGAAGAAAAAGAAAAAGCAAATAATTTTTATAAAAATGTTGAACAATATGGCTCAGAGAGACTAAGGGACGCGTTATCAGAAGCTTTTGAAGGAAACCAAGATCTTCAGCAATATATTTATGACCATTTAATCGAATCTACTCAATGGACATTTGACCGCTTTAAGAAGAGTTTTGAGGAAAGTGATTCTAGAAGCCCAGAATTTGATCTATCTTCCAGAAGTAATTGGTTTAGAGAAAATTTTGGCGCCGAATACTTAGATTCAATTTCAAAACTATATACTGATATTGTCGAAGATAAGTCTTTCTCTACGTCACAGAAAAGTATAAGAATTTCTGCATTAGATACGCTTTATAGCGAAGTTGCGCAAGCTGATGCTGATATCGCGCAAAAAATAAAAGCAGCGGTTGGAAATGGCGAACTAGATTCATTAACTGGTATTTATGCCTTAAGAGATGAATTAGCCAATCTTGGTCTAGAAGCTGATAATCCTATTTTTAAGGCTCTTGATAATATAAGCAACTTATTAGCTGTTAACTTGCCGAGAGAATATGAGGTTTTTGCAGATGATTTAGGCAAGAAGACAGAGGAATTCGATAAAGCCCTTTCAACAGCTACAAAAGGAATGGACTTTAAAACTGCCTCTGAAGTAGCAGCAAGAATGAATATTGCTATTAGTGAATTCAGATTCACTGATGGAAAATATTATGTTGATAATATTGAAGCTATTCAGCAATCATATGCAAAATACAATAAGGCGCTATTAGATGACTTAAATAATAAGCGATTAATATTAAACTCATATATCAACGTTGGAGCGTTTGATAATGACACTTCGCGTATGGTTAATGCAGTTAATACTCTTGCCGCGCAATGGGAGAAAACCGATGAAGAAGGTAGAACCGCTCTCTTCAATAGACTTAACATACAAACTGAAGAAGAGATAAATCAATATCGGGACATTCTCAGCACTTATCTTCCAGGCTATAAAGCTAGCGGTGAAAGCAAAAACATAACTTTTTCCGCCTATATCGCTAAAGAAATTCAAGCTGCCTATGAAGAAGGCCAAGAGGCGATTAATTATAATAATACTCAGCTAAATAATTATTTAATCCAACTTGGTTACTTTGAAGAAGCACTTAAGAATATTTTACCTGAAGAAGAAAAAACTGATGAAAAAATTGCCGAATATATTAAGAAAATAAAGCAAAATGATTTTTCCGACTTGCCAGATGAACTAGAATCATACACTACTGTTTTAGTTAACTCAGTAAAAGATATAAGTAAGAATGTATTCGACACTGCCATCCGCTCCATTACAAGTGGCCGCCAAGGCATAGCAGTAACTAACCAAAATCGTCAATTACTGCATGACCTCGGAGCGACAGATAGCACCGGGGAACTTGTAAGCGAAACAACGAAACAAGCGTATCTAGAAATTGGTAAGAACGAAATTGATAATCTACGTAAATCAATTTTAGCTAACGTCAAGCCAGGCGCAGATCAACGTAGTCTATTACAATCTCTTCATAATGCAGAATTTGGAGATAACCTTTATAGTGCACTTGAATCAGTTATTAGCTCTTATGATAAGTTATCATATGACACTGTTCAAAAGCTAGCCGTCTCACTTGGATACAATTCAGTAGAAACTTTTTCTCAAGTTTATAGCATAGCACAAGATGAACTTGGCAATTATTCGATTGACTTCAGTGAAATTCAGCGAATTATTCGTAATGAGGATGTTAAAATTAGCGAATCACTAGTCAAATCGTATGGGCAGTATATTGACAAATCATTCTCTGAACTTAATAATGCATTCACTAACCAAGCTAAAGGCTACACATCTATAGAGTCTATGCAGGCTTTTGCGGCGCAAATTGATTACACCAAAAATTTCGAAGAATTATTTGCTTGGGATGATAGCCTACACGCTTATATTTTAACTACTACCGGTCTAGTTGAGCAAATAAAAACTCTGCGGAAAAAGCTTATTGGAGTTACTGATAAGCAAGAAAGAAACGTTATTAATCAATTACTTAGCGATACAAACAGACAGCTCGCTGAAAGTCTTAAGATATCCGATTATGTTTCTGCGCTTGCTAAAGGTGACGGGAATGGAAAAACCGAAGCCAAATTAAGGAAAGCATTAAATACATATTATGATACTATCTCTGAATTCGGCGATGGCGTTGTTAATAATACTGAAGAAATAATTGCCGCTCTTAAAGAAGGCGGAACAAAAGCCGTACTTGCTTACGAATCTATTGCAAAAGTATCTGGAATTGAAATTGATTCTAGCACCATTGACGCGTTTTACAGATTAAAGGTTGCTAATCTACAAAGCGCTCAAGAAGCTATAACCGGCGGCGTTGGCTCCATTATTGATCAGTCTACCTACAATCTTCTAATGGCTGCTAGTGCATTACATAAAGATAAAGAGGTCAACTTTAATGCTGACCAAATTGGCAAAACTGGAAAATATGTAATCACTTCCGTTGGCGATATGGTCGATGTTTATCAAGCTATCTACAACGAAATGGTTGAATCAAACGTCTCCACAACCGCCGAGCTAAACGCCGCATATGCCAAAGTTCTCGAAGCTGGCGAGTCCGAAGATTCAGCAATGGTTTCCGCGCTATCGGATGCCGCAGGAATGACATACACCAGACTGGGAGAGATCCTAGCTGAACAAGGCTATCAACTGACTCAAGAGTTAGTAAATAGCTTATCAGACGCGAATATCATTCAGAAAATTGGTACTAAAAAAATTCGAATCACTGATTTCGATGCATTTGCCAAAGCCATGGGCTGGGTTGACCATAATTCTGAAGAGTATACATCTGCACTGCGTTCGTACAATGATTCCTTAATTGAGATCAATAATCACGCGAAGTCTAATATCATTGAGGAAACCAATAACCTAATGTCTGCTAAAGGTGGAGATTGGGTTAATCTAAGTCAAATTTTCTCTGACCTCGACGAAAAATGGGAGGAATTTTACAGAGAAAGATACTTACCAAAAGACTTTAATGGTCGCGCTTTCTTAGCACAAGATTTTGGTAAAGGTGCAAAAAATCTTGGACTTGCTTTCTCTTCTATAACAGAAGCTGGTGAAATACTTTCTGACGAACAACTTACCGAATACGTACGGGATATAGTTGCTCAAAGCGATGGTACGATAGAGAGTATGAAAGCTATAGATTCTGCTGTCAATGGCGGCAAAAATTTAATGCTGGATGCTACTCAATTGGCAGAAGACTTAGAACGAAATGAAGCATTAGCTCAAGAAAGTATGCGTGCATTTGGCAAGCAGACGGGCCAAGAGAATTTGGATTTCCTAACTCTCATTGGCAATGAACGCGTTTCTCCATTGAAGAAACTAAATGCAATATTAAGCCAATATGGTGCTTCACTAGAAAACGGTATTCTAAAGATTCAAGAAGGCGCGAATGTTCCGGCTATTATTCGTACTGTTACGGATAGCGTTGAAGCTTACGCAGACCTTTCCGCTGAAGAAACCGCAAAACTACTAGACTCTCTTAATGAAAGCCTTAAACAATACGTTAACCTACTAACCAATGGTATTGGCGGAAAACTTAACAATCAACAGGCAAGTCAGCTAAGCACTTGGGCGAAAACACTAGGCATTGATTTAACCTTTACTGAAACGATTGACGGACTAAAGATTAGCCGCTATGAAGCGGAACAACTTTATGAAGTCCTTAAAGGCATTGATGAAGTCCAAGCGCAAATAGCGTTCAAGAGTCTAAAAGAAGCCTTCGAAGAAGCTGGGGCAGAATGCGAAAATATTTCCGTAACGATGGCTTCCATCGCAAAAATCCAGGAACAAATTGCAAAAGCCGAAGGCGATACTTCTGGACTGCAAAAGCGTCTATCTCTATATCAGGAAATCGCGCGAGTTCAGAGTGCCGATCCTGATCAGTACAAGTTTATGGACCGTAAGCTACCCGATGGTATGCAAGGCCCCGTCAACTCTTGGAATGCCGTTGGCAAGATGCTCACAACCTTAGACGAGGTCGCATCTGCTTCTGGAGACGAAAAAGGTCTGTTAGACGTCACAGCGTTCTATAATATCGCAAATGAGATGAATAATCTTGCCGCGACTATGGGACATTCAATGACGGTTTTCGGCATGACTGTTGATGGCTCTGCTGAATCTGCGGCTGCCCTAATAGAAAAAGGTTTTAGCACCTTAAAGAACGTAGATGGCAAAGGCGTTAAGGTTGCACTTAACGAGTGGGGTATAGACTTCTCCGCGGGCGCAGAAGGCATGATTAAAGGCGTTGATGAGGGTATCAAAGCTTTCGCGAAGTCGCAAATTCAGATGCTTGATGCCGCAATTCAGATGCTTGAAGCACTTGTCGCGTTTGAGAAGCTAGGCGATATTGACATCAATAATGACGGCGTGTTCAATATGAAGGACATGTTTAATTTTGATGAGAACAATGAGCCTATAGCTGAATACACCGCCGGATTCCAAGCTAAGCGAGATGAGATTCTAAAAGCCAGTGAAGCTAATAAAGATCTTCAGAAAGCTTTGGATAATTTCCGTATCAGAAATGTTACACTACGCCAACTGTTGACTTTAAGCGCGCAAGAACTAAAGAATTTAGGTTTTACTCTTGACGACCAATATAAAATTTATAAGTATATCAGCGATAAAATCAAGAACGGCGATTTTAAAGGCGATTTAACTGATATACAGCAACTACAATTACTTTTCAAAGATTTTAATGAGCCAATTACAGTTGATACCGGTAGCCAGATAATCCAAATTAGCGGCCCAAGTAGTTATATAATTAACTATGAGCAAATCAGTGATGACGTACTTAAGAAGGCAATCGAGCAGGCTGGTGAAAAATTCGATTCTCGTGAAAAGGCTATTGAACGTGTTAAACAAGTAGCTGCTGAATCTGCTCAAGGAAAGCCAATAACCGTAGCCTCACAGATTATGCTCGGTATCACTAGCTTGCAGATTCAGTATGATGAAAATACCAAGACCTATATCGTAGGCGGAAAAGAATTCAAAGATCAAGCCCAAGCCGCGGTCGCACGTACTTTGATGAACGCTGGTATTGATCTTAAGAACACTACTTTCACAGATGACATGTGGAGTGGTTCTGGTGAGTCTCTCAGCGTCAAGGTTAAAAAGAAATTAAGCGATAATGTAGAGATTGAAATAACTGCTGGCGCGGATCAAAAGGTTACTTATTCTAGCGAAGGCTTAGGGTCATACGATAGCGAAGATAAGTTAATCGCAGAACTTGCTCGTCGGAAATTCTATCCAGAAGATAAAGAAAAAGAACGCGAAATAACTGCTGAAGATATCCACAAATACAAAATTGAACAAGGTATTGAGCTAGCTGGTGACGTATCTTTTACTAATGAAGCGCAATTTAAAAACGCTACTCACGAACAAATCCAAAAATTAGTTCAAGCTGTAATAAATGCTCCAAAGACTGGAAATTATGGCGCGATTACGGCTGAAGCAAAGAATTTAGGTATTCAGGTTGATATAGGGCAAAAAGGTGAAGGTTTCGATCTCGCTGTTCAAGGACTAGAGAAACTAACTGGTCTATCATTTAAGGATGATAGTTTAAATACTCAACTAGTCGCTGTAAGCGAAGCAGTCAAATCACTCGGTGATGTTTCCTTAACTCAATTCTCTACCGATTTTGCCGCGATTACTAATTCTCTTGTTACACTCCAGACACTTGACGCTACTAAAATAACTGCTATTTTTGAAGCCATATCTAAGCTTGGCGGCGGAAATACTGCGGAAGGTGGCGCAGCCGCCACAGTAAACTGGTCTGCCATCTCAGAACAGCTAAGTGGTATTAGTACAGCCATCGATGATGCCACAAGCAGTCTAGAAGCTTTTAATGCGAAGATTGCTGAGATAAGCGGAAATGTTGATTCTCTACAGAAGAAGATTGAGGCTTTAAGCGCGTTACAGATTAATCTTAAGGATAATGTAAATGATATTCAAACCAAGATTAAGAATATTACTGTTCCTCCAAAATCAGTAACTCTGTATGCGAACACCAATCCACTGCAAGAAGCCGTTAATAAACTTGATCTAAAGACAACGGTTACGGTCACCTATGCTAAAGTTCCCGTTCCCACGCCTACGCCTACTCCAACTCCGATGCCTACGCCAAATAATCAATATACTTATGCTCATCGAGACACTAGAGCAAAAGGTAATACCGCATTAGCAAAAGGCACCTTAATGGGTGAACTTGGTCCCGAACTCTATGTATCTGGTGGCCATTATTATGTTGCAGGTCAAAATGGTGCAGAATTTGTCAATCTGCCAGATGATGCCATTGTATTTAATCATCTACAGACTAAAAAGCTGTTAGAAGGCCGTAATATCAATGGACGTGGAGATCCTGTAACTTCTGAACGCGCGGCAACCTCTTTCGCAACAGGCAACGCGCGTGGAGACGCTATGGCTTCCGCTTCACAGGCTTTGGCCGCCTTAAAACAGATTCGTGCTATGTGGCAGTCAATGCTAGATGCTAGCATGAAGGATCTTGGAGCGAAAGCTAATTCTGGCGGTAAAGGTGGCGGAGGAGGTAGCAACAAAGGAAATAAAACCAACGCGGCATTTATCGCAGACCTAGAACGCTGGTATAACTTACTTCGTCAAATTGCTAAACTAGAGTCTAAGATAAACTATGAAGAACAACTTCGTAGCAAGATCTCTAGTGATATGATCCAGAATGGAACCGCATATTACGATAGCCAAAAGCGCACTCTTGATTATCTAGATCAGCAAATCGCGCGTCAGCGTGAATTGTCTAATCTACAAAAGAGTTATTATGATGCTCGTCGTCAGGATCTAGCTACTTCTAATTATGGTAAAATCTTTACCTTCAATGATGAAGGCTTGATGCAATACAACGACGAAGCTCGAATGGCTAATGGCGATCGTGGTGGCTTATTCGCACTTGCGGAAATTATACGTCAGAATCCAGACGGTTCTAGTGTCTACACTGCTCAACAGCAATACGAGATTCTAAAATCTTGGGGCTTCGAGCAGGATATGAAGTATGATGATAAAGGCAAGGAAATTGTATATGACGAAAATAGTAAAAATGCTGATGACTACTATACTAAGTCTGTGCAAGCGTTCTGGGATAAAGTTGACGCATGGAAAGAAGAGCTTGATGGTCTATATGACGATTACAATACTAAGTTAACTGAAATTCTTGAGAATGAAGATCAGCGCAATAAAATTCTTCAAGAAATGATCGATAATCAAATTTCTCTAGAGCAAAAAGTCGTGAAAGCGATTGAAGATAGAGAGCAAAAGATTATTGATGAATTCGAAGATACAATGGAAGCTCTACAGGATAGCGCTGACAAGATGATTGACGGATTAAACGATCAGTTAGATAAAGAACGTCAGATGTACGAAAACAATAACAATGCGTCCGAAACCGAAAGGCTTCGCCGCCAGTTAGCAATTCTACAGCGTTCCGGCGGTTCTGCTTCTCAAATTCGTGATCTTCAGAATCAAATAGCTGATCGTGATCGTGAAGCTTACTTTGAAGCACAACAACAGCAAATTGATGCCATTCAACAAGCCTCTGAGCTAGAGATTGAACGTCTTGATGCGCAACTTAATGTCATGACTGAAGCACTGGAGTACCAAAAAGAGAACGGACTACTTTGGCAGGAAGTTTATCAGGTCATGAGCCTGTCTCGCGATGAGATAGCTAATTTCATCATGACTAATGGTTCTGAATGGGCGCCAAAATCCAGTGTGCAAATTGACAATGATCTAAATTCTCTACGCTCTTCAATTGAACAGTGGATCGCGCGCCGAGAAGATAACGATCCTGTCGCGGCTGATGCGCAACATAATTGGAATAACTATCTAGCAAGCTCCGCGCACCGTTACGGAAAAGTCCTCGACCAAGGCACAATCGAGCTAGCGAAAGCGGCTTATGATTCTGCCTATAAAACAACCTCTGATCCTAATCGCGCGGCTGAAGCGGCGGATAAGATTCTACAGACTAAGTTGGATGAATATTTTGCAAAAAATCCATCGGCTATGCCGCAACGGCCCGAGCCAAAGAATATCCCAACTACAACTACTACTCCTACAACTAAATCTAATGATGACGATAGCAGTAGCAAGAAGAGTAGCGGAAGCGGTGGATCTGGCGGTAGCTCTACGAGTTCTACCAAGAAAAGTTCCAGTTCTGGTGGCGGTTGGCACTATCAGCTGTATAATAATCATAAAGCTGAAGGCTCTCCTTCTGGTGCCTTTAAGACTCGTGAAGAGGCTCAAAAATACGGCGCGAAAGCGGCTAGAGACCATGGATATGGTTGGACATATGTCACTAAGTGGTTTAAAGAAGGCGGCCTAGACGATTACACTGGACTTGCAGTGATGCATGGAACAAAGACTCGTCCTGAAGCTGTCTTTAATGCTGAACAGACTAAAATTCTACGTGATGATATTCTAAGTCCAAAGAGAACTTCGTTAATGTCAATGCTTAATTCATTACGCGGATACTTAGACACAGGAACGACTACTTCAATGGTATCTAACGAGAACAATTCAGCAGTAACAATTGACCACCTTGAATTCAATATGAATGCTTCCATTGCAAATGACTATGATGCACGACGTGCGGGCGAAAACGCTATGGAAGAGATGGTAAAAATTGCCCGCAAAACAAGCATTCAAAGTTTAAGTAGGAGGTAACTATGGAAGTATATAGAGATATTGGACGAGTAGATGGTGGGCCGGTGGTATCTATTGCCGCCGATCCCACTCATTACTCACAAGTGTATCGGGCAACACATGATGGGGCAGGCAAACGCCTGCCCTTCATGGAGCGTTCTTTTATTAGTTTCTCGTTTGGTGGGCGATGGATTGAGGATTATGGGTTTATTGTGGTCTCCGATGGGACTAGGTATTCGCGCCCACTGTTCTCGGAATTCGCACATAGTATTACTGATCTCGATATCATTGATGGGCAAATCTATTGGGGTACTCATTATAATGCTAATTCTCTTTCGTTAACACTAGCGACAGACGGCATTGAAGATTCATTACTAGATGAATTTAAGAGATGGTTTGCGCCGCATAATACTCGCGAACTTATCCTGTCTGAGCACCCATATCGAGCAATTCTTGCACGTCTGTCTAGCGTACCAGAATTCAGTACTTATGTTACTAAAAGAGAAGTTACGAAGAAAATTGGTGGCATGGAGTACAAAACATACACAACTCTTCATCGCGGTACTGTCACGTTAGAGTTTATTATGGACGATCCATTTTGGTATTCTATTGAAAATATTATGTGCTATAAAAAGTCAGATGGTACAATAGATTATGATAAATGGATAAATGCTAATGGTGAACCTGCGTATGTACTGGAAGATCGTGATGCCATTAAAGTGGTAACGGAAGACGGTGTACCTGTTAATACTATGCTTAAAATGAACAATATGACTTTTGGCAATGGTACCATCGCGGCAGATTCTGCGGCCTCACGGAAAACGATGGTCGGCGCCGATGGCGATTCTCAATATGCCGATGTTGGCGCAACTCCTTCAGATACTAATCGCGGTATAATTGGTCCGCTAATTGTAGCAGGTACTAATTTCCCAGCAAATCAAAGTAATGCACAATACTTCTATTACGCTGGCACGGCCCCTTCCGCGCCAATCCTTAAATTTATACTAACTCCTGAACTTTCAAGTGACGAATACATTATTACTCCTTACAACGCAATTAAGCCAACGAATAACTTAGATCATAATTCAATTTTTATTCACAGTACCGATGAAAAAGAATTTAAATTCACAACTCCTGGAATTTGGACAGGTTATAATCAAGTAATTGATATTCTTTCAACCGCTGAAGAAGGAGTCTCTTGGGTGCAACTTAGAGAATATATTCGAGATAATGTAAAACACTTCGCGCCCCGTGCGTATGGGATAAAGGTAATAGATTCTGTTAAGGGTCAATCTGTTAACGCTACGGCGGCTGCATTGTCGTCTGCCAAGAGCAGTATGCGTAATTTCCTCTTTGACTTAAATGGTCAAATACTTACTATGTCATGTGAAATTGACTGTAGAACTGGACGCGCAAAAGGGACTAGCACTTACAGAACAAATACAGATACTTTAGTCACCATCGAAGAAAATATTGGAGATATGGTGCGGTCAGATTACTTAAAGATAGAAGATAGGAATTTTCCTAGTGAAGAAGGATACATTGAGCAATGGACCGCAGCAACCCCTACAAATAGCCATCGTATTTATCACAATGTTCCAAATGGCCTAGGAGAGTTTGAAATCAAATATAAGTATATGTATTTGTAAAAAGGAGGAAGAGACTAAGTAATGGAAGGTATTAAGCGAAATTATGAAGTCTCTGTTTGGACGCTTCAGGATGACTTTATAGCTGTCCTGAAGCCTTCAAATTCGGAGTATAAAGGATTAGTAATGAGTGGAGAGGCAAACCTGAAAGATGATGGTACACAATCGTTTACTTTCTCCATTCCAATGTATATTTTTGATGGTGCACAACGAATAGTTAACCCAACCTGGTATACTGTAAAAGATGGTACAGTTGCGGAAGCTATGCGCAAAGCCAAGTTAATTTTAAATAAGGGTACTGCGAACGAACGTATATTCGAATTCGATATTCTTAAAGTAAAAGAACGCCATACTGGTGATGAGCTATATTGTGATATTGAATGTAGCGGCTTAGCTTTTGAAGAGCTAGGTAAAATAGGTTATAAAATTTCGCTAAGTGGTGATAATTTTTATGAAGAGGATTACCAGTGGTTTACCCGCGCAACTGATGAAGAAGGCAACCTTCTAGTACCAGACCAACCGCACGCGACAATTCAATATTGGAATAATAAATTTTTAACGGAATACCCAGCCAGCGGTCCAATTGATAGAAATGTCTGGTACTATCGTGTTGAAATTGATCATCGTGATGAAGGTTCAGCAATCTATAAAAAGATAAATAAAATTTATGAAGACGAGTATGTATCTTCATGGAATGATGATGGTCAAGCGCAAACGGTTGAGACATACAAGGAAAAAGAACGTATTATAGATATTGAAGAAAGCAATATTTATAATATAACACAAAAGATAGCAGAAACCTTTGGTGTTTTTTGCCGCTATGATTATATTCATGATAAAGACTATCATATCATTGGTCGTGTTGTTACTTATTATAATAGTTTCATAAAAGAGCAAGTAGGTTATTTAGACATTACCTATCCCTTTAATACAAATGAAATTGAGCGAGAAAGGGATAGCTCAAATGTTACCACCAAGATGTTCGTGCGGCCAGTTGAAAGCAGTTTTAGCGACTCTAACTTAGCTACAATTGCAACTTCCAAGGCTAACAAATCTGGCGAAGACTATTTGCTAAACTTCGATTATCTATACTCTATTGGTACAATCTCAAAAGAACAGTACGATGAGATTGAAGTTTATGAAAATAAATTACATCTTCTAAATAAAGAGCTTGTTACTTTAAGTAATGAGTTAATTGATTTACAGAGTAAGAAGCCAGAAGTAGAAGCCAACAAAGAAATAGCTCAAAATTCAATCGATCTAGATAAAGAAGCTATAACCGCGTCGAATGCCTTATTTAACTCTATAACTAGCGACACTGGCAAAGTGGTAATAGGTAGCGCCGCGCCGGATTCGGTTGTTTTGCTTCAAGATTCTTCCGCGAATAGAGATGTTGAGACATTTTATTTTAAGATGCCTCGTCAAGGCATCATTCCTAACACGCTTAAAATATATTCTACTCATTCTTCTACCAGCGCGAATCCTCTAAGTGGTGAGCTAACTGGTCGTGTGATTTTAGATGAATTTGGATGCGCTAGTAAAGTGGTTGATATTGTAAAAGGATCATCTACTAGGTCTATTGTTTATTTAACCTATGAATATAGCCCATACTTATACTATGAAAAAGTAAAGAAGACTTGGGAAAATAAGCTAGCGCAAGACCAAACTGATTTGGAAGTGTATACACAAGAACTTACTGATCTAGAAACTAAAATATCTACGAAGCAAGCTACCTATAATCAGAAGCTGCAAGAGAAAACTGAATTAGTTAAATCTTTCGAACGCATGATGGGCCCTGCATTGCGGGAAGGCTATTGGCAGCCAGAAGACTATGAAGATTATGGTGATAAACATATTGCATCTTTTACTCCTTCTAATGCAGATACAGAAGTAACAGACGATTCAGATGATTTGTCCGCGTTTTTCTGGGATACGGAACTATTCGATGATGAGCAAGATTATAAATATAAAGTAGGCGTTGCATTAGAGACTCGATACTACTTAGCTATTGATCTATCCAGCTGCTGGAATGCTATTAAAGATAAATTAGATAAGATTAGTTTTCTATTTTATGATTACGTATCTTCTTCTACCTATCCATATGCTCCGAAGAATATTCGCAGTTTTGCAATTGGCTCTAATTGTATTTTAGCTTTTGTAAAGAATGGCGCAACGCCAACTCCTGTTCTGTTGGTAACTGGCGCAAAAAATCTAGCAGATTCGGAAATAACGAATATGCGCAATACTGCGCGTTTGGGTATTCTGACAAGTACGTATAACGCAACAGCCAAAAGAATAGACACGACAATTACAGATGAAATTTTAGTAAATAATTCTTGGTTTACTTTAAGTGAGAATACACCTATTATCTATCCACGTATTAAAGTTAATTCATTATTACTGAAAAATACAGAGGACCAATTGGCTCTTAAGTATGATGATATCTTAATAAAACAGTATGAAGATTACTATGTACTTACCCGCGATGACAGCTATTATATAACTGTTAAGCCCGATGTCTTCTTTCGATCTGGTAGTTACCAGAAACAATTAGACATTCAGTATTCAATTTCAAATGCAGATACCTCAATTTATCTTGATGCGCGGAAAATCCATAAAGAGAACGCGTATCCTAAGGTAAGCTATGAGGTAAAGCTTGCCGCGGTTAATCCTGATTTCTTATATACAGACTATGATGCGATAGGCTATATTTGCAATATAAATGATGAAGATTTAAAGCTGAGAAATGTACAAGGTTACATATCTGAAGTTACTTTAATTTTAGATAAAATCTATGAAGATTCCATCGTATTGAAGAACTACAGAAATAAGTTTGAAGATCTCTTCTCTACAATTGTCGCGCAATCAGAGGAGATGAAGAAAAGCGCATATGCTATAAGCGTTTTAACTAGTGCAGTGACGGCTGACGGCGCGCTAACTCCCAACACAATGTCTGATAGTCTTCAGAATAATTTATCAATCTTCAATTCCTATTCTGCCGCAAATTTTGATGACTATCTACCCGTAAGTCAGAAGCTTAAGGAAATATTTAATGAAGCAGGCGATATTATTAAAGATGCTTCAACTTCTTTAAATGGTATCCATGCTCTAACTACTCAATCAGGTTCAATACTAGCAAATTTCGCAGAATCGGTCGTAAGTGGTATAACTCCAAAAACATACAATCAAGCAACCAAGCCATCAAACTTTAAACCTGGGGATATTTGGATAGATAGCACTACTGGCAACAGATATATTGCAATGTCCTACTCAGAAGCCTCTGACAATAATGGTGGCTGGAATAGAACGTATGATGGCTCATTGGCTTCTATTACTGGCGCAGGTATTGATATAGATGCGGCTGCAGGTACTATTGATTTAAAAGCAGGAAGTAAAATATCGTTAAAGGCCAAATCACAGATTGATTTAGCTAGCGGTGATATTGTCATTACTGGTAACAACAGCGTAAATATTGGTAGTAAGTGGATCAATATTGGTAGCACTGGTGGTATTAATATTGTTACTACTCCAATTACCTTTGATAGTGCAACTGATGCAGATGGCAAAATTACTGGCGCCACATCCAGCATTTTAATGGACAAAAATGGAATTCGAATGAATTCTTCTGACATTACTATGGCTGCAAGTGATGGCATTACGATGTATGCCTCAGATGATGAGAATACAACTGCGGTAAAAATTAACAGAACTGATGGCATCTATCTCGGCACGAATAGTGATAAAGGCATTACTATTTATTCTGGTAATGTCGCAGATGGCGGTGCCGCGGTAGAAATTAATAGAAAGAAAATATTATTTGGAGTATCGAATTCTGCGGCAGATACAACAGCTGTTGAAATGACGGATGGGTATGTTATTTTGGCCGCAGGTAACACAATCGGTACCTTAAGAACATATGATCCTACTATTAATAACGCGGTTAGTGGCGTAAAAATTACTAAAGACTTAATTGGTTTTGCCACTGGCACAGGCGTAGATCGTCGTGCAATTATTATGAATGCCGATGACGGAATTGTAGTATCAAGCGGCGCGTTGTCAGACCCGAGTATACATAGCGGCAGTTATGTTGCAATTGCCCCTACTGGCATAGATTTGGGGTCATCTGGTAATTTATATCTTAATACGCCGAACATACAATTACAGACAGTTGACGCTACTGGCACTAAAGAAATGAGCACTATGTTCGCGCTTGGTACCAATCTAAATAATAATGCACGAAATCCTGCACTTGTATTCGATGGCTCTGATCTATACGTTACTGGTACTGTTCGCGCGAGTGCAGGAGTATTAGGAGGATCGACAGATAATTCTGCAACTGCATGGAAAATCACGGATGGTAGATTGTATTCCGGCGCTAGTCAAAGCTATGTCGCACTGGACTCTGGAGCAAGCGGTGTCACCAAGAATACCTATGCAATTTGGGCAGGCCACGAAACAGCTGCTAATGCGCCATTCTCATTAACTAGGGGCGGAAAATTAAAAGCCACAGATGCGGAAATAACAGGTACTATTCGTGCGACAAATTTGTATATAGGTGGAGAACAAACAGCTATTGATGAATACATATCAGGAAAAATACCGGATGCAGATAAAATTACTGGTGCTTATTTGACTGTAAATGCGACTACAGGTACAATTGCAATGGAAGCTGGTAAGTCATTATCTATTTCTGGTGGTAATGTATACATCAAGAATTCTGCAAATACTGGAAATGCAATTACTTTAGCTCCAGATGGAATTACTATTAATGGTTCTACAGTAACGATTAATTCTAATGGTAGTTTCTATGTAGATTCCGGGGCATTTGCTATAACACCTACTAGCGCTTCTATTAATGGGACGCTTTTCAATAATGGCAAGCCAGTCTTAACGACAGACTATATTATATATAGCACCAATGAGCCTTCAACAGCCAATGCGAAAAAGGGCACGCTTTGGCTCAGGCCTTATAATGGTGGTAGCAGTAGCGGCGGTACCCCTACTCAGGTTACTACTAAATCTGTGGATTATAGTTATTCATTCCCGAATGAAAGTTATTCATTGGGCAGCAATGGTAAAACAGTTAGTGTTTCGACATCTGGGGCAACAACCGCAAGTGGACAAGGAAATTATACATATACGTGTACTGTTTCTGTGCGTGCTTGGAGTGGTTCATCTGGAACCACATCATTAACTATTTCAATAAATGGCGGAGTAATTAGCGATACAATGAATAATATACCTACGGTTTATGGAGCGTCAGGAACTTATACATTTACAATAAAATCTTCGACTTGGCTTGGCAATTCTAGTGTACTTTCAGTAAATATCAAGGCAGGCAGTGGGCACATATGTACAGTGAAAAATTCTGTTGTTAGTTTAACTATTAGTGGTTGATATTGGAGGAGAAAATGGCAATTAAATATAAGACTATTACTAAGGCATTTGATAGGTCAAGTGATTATCGAGTAGCGCCAAATGATGTTGCAGACTTTAACATAGATACGATAACCTTCCCATCCGATGCAATTGATATTACATATTTTACAGCCACTTTTAACGGAGCATTACGCTCTCCTACAGCCAGTTCACGTACAGTTAGTGTTCAGCTAGAAGGTTATTCTAATGGTCTTTGGCGAAGTTTTTATTCTACATCTATTGTAGTAGAAAGTCTAAATGAAGAAAAACAAATTACTATAAGTGGTACGTTAAGCGAAAATGCGCGAGAAGCATTTTTATCATATGGAATTGATGACTTCAGAGTAAAGAACATTAGTAGAGGCAATCATTTTGAGGCCTGCGAGTCAACTAACTCAATTGTTTTTACTTATTCATATGATGTTCCAGAGCCAAGTTTACTACCACCTGGCGATCCAGTAATAACTCAAAATGGTGATTATTTTGATATAAGCTGGACACCAGCTACACTTGTTAATGCAAGTGGGACAATATGGTATAGGTTAATAGAAGGCCATGAAGATATACAAATTGCAGAAGAAACTACTAATACTCATGTCCAAATACCATTATTTTATCCAGCAGAAGTGGCATACGAAGGAGAAGGCGCGTGGTTTCTTATTGAAGCCGTTTATAAATTGTCTTCAGGTAATGAAATAACTGCCAGAAGCAGAAGAGTCACATGGGATCCACAACATGTACTCTATTATTATACAGGCACCAAATGGCAACAATGCGAATTATTTTATTTTGATGGTACTGCTTTCCGTCCTTGCAGGATAAGCTATTTCAATGGAACTATGTGGGCTGGATAATAGAAAAGACCCGATCTCTTAATTGAGATCGGGTCTTATTTTTTTATCCTTCAATAAATGGTAACAGTGCGGTCATTTGCTCTGTTGTTAATTCAACATCTTCTAATTCATTAATATTTATTTTATTGCAATTTAGTTGAACCTGTTCGTTTAATAATTCATTATGTTCAGCACTAAAATCGGATAACTTTTCTTTTTCGACGGTATATTGTCCAGTAGATGTTAGTTCTCCATACTTCTCTAAAAGACCTTTTCTAACACTATTATAGCTATCAAGTTGATTTTGCAACTCTTTAAATAATAATGCTATTTTATAGGCTGTTCGCGCGCGAAAACTACTATTATTTAAAGTACCAAATACTCTTGCATTATTTACAATATCTTTTAATTGAACTTCAATCAATATCTTCACCCCATGATTGTTGCGTATTTTTAAGCAGTAGCGTAGCGTATCTTCCAATGCAAATTGCATCAGCCTCATCTTGCGTACAATCTTGCTTAAACCACATTTTTACTCGCGCCTGTGCCTGACGCTTTCTTTCATCTCTTTCTCCTGTTATGCCAAAATGGGATTGCCATTCGTTAGCATAAATTAAGCCACAGTCAATACTCATTTCGAAAGCGGTGTCTAATAGAACACCTTGCAGTCTTGCGAGTGTATTATAAGTTTGTACTTGTGCTTGTGATTGTTTAGGGCCATAATACTGAAGCTGGATATTTTCCAAAGCAATATAATCTGGTTCAATCTTATCAATTAAAGCCATTAGCCATTTCTTAATTTCATTGATCCGTTCGGTTCTTTCTTTTTGGCTACTTGCTTTATAGGTTCCGAAATAGACTAACTCATTATTGTCATAAATGGCATAACCCGTTATATTGGAGGCTGCATCGAGGGCGAGTAGCCTACGCGTGTTTTCTTCCTTCGCGGGTATTTTATTATGCTTTATTTTGAAGGGGTCGCCAGCAAGGCATTCTTGACACTGTTTATACTTTCTCCATTTTGCAAAAGTTTGGAATTGCCGATGTCCTTCAGGGCATATCATTTCTAATTCTGTATTTAAGTTTTTATAACTGGTACTAACGAGCTTCCAACCTTCGTTTTCTAGCTCGTTAGTTACTGTATAGATATTAATCGACATTATCTACCTGTAGACCCTAGACCACCAGAAGACCGTTCAGTATCATCCAAGTCATCAACTTGTTTTGCCGCAAATTGATAAACTGGCTCGATCCACATCTGCGCAATACGATCTCCTGCTTTAATTTCATAGTCAGAATCAGAATGATTATCATACAGTATAATTAACGGGCCGCGATACCCTTCATCAATTTGGGCCACAGCATTACTTAGTCTCAGGCCCGTCTTGGCCCCGATACTTGAGCGTGCGGCGATACAGGCTTTCCAACCCTTAGGAAGTGCGATATGAACACCAGTATCGATTTTATTGCTAAGGGAATGTGCTTTCAATGTCTGGTCTTCGCGCGCGTAAAGGTCTGCGCAAGCGTCATTTTCATGAGCGTAAGTCGGGAGCTTTGCGTTCTCGTCCAATTTAATTGGTAGCTCAATCTTTTTAGCCATCAAATAGCGATTTCGCGCGGTATCGTAAACATCAAGGATTTTCTGCCAGAGAACCCAAATAAAATCCTTTTTTCTTCCGGTGATTTTGTTTTCGTCTATAATCGTATTAACGATGTCTACTAGCTCTTTCCGCCCTTGTTCAAGATCTTTATCTGCGTAATGTTCTTCTTGGAAGAATTTAACAAGATCTTCACAGCTCTCATTCAGTTTATCAGGACCAAGTCCTTCTTCCAGTTCTCGTGAAAGATCTTCAAAAAGCTCATCAGAGTCAAAAGCATCATCATCAATTTCAATTAGCGCAGTGATGGCTTTAACGAATTCGTCAATATTAGCATCCAATGCTTTCTGCTTAAGTGTATCATTATTACTCATTTATTATCTCACTCCGCGAAAGTCGTTTCAACAGTAACGATAACCCAGCTATCAACAATTTCGCCCTTGCTCTTCTTTGTCTTCAGAACGTAGCCAGATTTCGTGAGTTTATAATGCTCTTCAACCTGCTTATCGCGATACTGCTCAATGAGCTTGATTGCTTCGTCTTCACTATCAACCTTAAATACGTCAGTTGTTTTCATTAGCTCTTTCATTTTCTAATCTCCGTTTTTCATTTAATGCTTGTAGTTTTTGAATTAAGTTGATGTAGTATAATTTCTTCGTGTACTCAGCCATCATGTTCACGGCTTCGCGGCCATTCTTTCCGGCCTTATGCTGGAGTTTTCGACGTTGCCGGCGATTGAGTCCGCCATTAGCTGGCTCATTCGCTTTAATCATTTCCATTGTCTTTGCTACATCATTCGTTTTCTCTATTATATCCTTAACTTGGTCTTCAGTCAAGTTATTATATTCCGCGGTATTTTTTATTTGTTCATCAGTCATCATATGCTGTCTCCGTAATATTGTCTAAGAAGTTAATAAAGCGGACAAGCTCTTCTAAGCTATTAAAGGTTTGAAAATATTGCGTTCCTTTTTCTCCTTTGATAGTAAATAGGCAGTCACTTTTGGGATCTATGAATACCGCAATTGGGTGCTTTAAGATATCTTGGGCACTATAGCTATTAGAAGACATTTCTACTGTTATATCTGGTTTTGTAATAGTGCATGTATAATAGCCGCCATGACTCTTCTTATAAGCAATACATAGATATTTCCCGTTACCAAAAATTCTAGCTAATTTTGCAGGAGTCTCTTTTTCTTCAGACAAGACATCCGATGTATTCGACACCGGGTCAACTAATTCGGCATCATAAAACTGGTCATTTATCTTTTCCTTAAGAATACTTGCCATTCAACAGGCTCTCCTTCACATGATGAGAATGCATTAATTTCTAGATCATTAAATAGATATTTAGGAGAAGCTATAGCAACATCGTTTCCTTCTTCTGAATGATAAAGATTGTCTAATGATACTAAGTAACTATCATATTTATTTGCTGTAAGAGCATGGTATCCATCTATATTTTCAATTACCCCAAGAACAAAACTTAATTCGTGTTCTCCACTAGGTTGATGATATTCTTCGTTACACTCTTTTACACCTTCAAAAATAATCATCTTTTCCTTTACGCCATTTATAACCGGTGTAATGTAAATATTAGGTACGTCTTTTCTTCCGTAAAACAAAATTAGCCGCCTTCTTTCTTATTAAATCCCCATTCTTGGGTTTTGAAAAATTCAATATAATATTTTTCTAATTCAGATAACTTATCTTTATCACAATATGTAATAATTTCAATCATCCAGTTCCATATACCCGTTCTAAGAATCTCGTGATGTACTGCTTGATCAGCTATTGCGTGATTACCTACTACTGATTTGAAGTGATCAGAAATTCTCTTTTTCACATCGGTACTCTTTCCAACATAGGCTTTTCCGCTATTTCTGTCTGTTAGCTTATAAATGCCAGGCTGCGCTTTAATCTCAATGCGTTTGAAAGTATCATCTAAATTTGGCTTAATATATTCTGACCAAATCAACTTGCTTAGAATATCTGGGTGATTTACCCGCAAGGAAACTTCATTTAGTAAGAAATCGATATCATCTCTGTACTCTTCTGGAATTTGGATAGTGTAAAATAACTTGTCTTGTTGTTCTTTTTCTAGTAGCTGTAAGGGCTCAATAACAGATTGGAATTTACTTCTCTGAAAGTCAATAGCATCGTTAATCTTTTGAGTTTCTTCTTCTGCCTTAGCCTTCGCTTCGTCCAATGAGTCTTTTATTTTCGTTGACTCATCGCGGCATTGGCGTATTAGTTCATTATAATTATTTTCTAATAATGCTTTTTTATTTTCATATTCACTATTAAGCTCTTTATCTATTTCTTCTTTTCTTCCATTTTTATATTGTAGGATATCATTATCTATGCTATCGATACGTTCTTTGTAAGTGTCTTGCAAATCCAATAGCATATTAGACTGATCTTGGATAAGCTTTTGCTTCTTTTCTACAGTTTCTTGCAAGCTATTATTGAGAACAGTTAATTGTCCAACGCTTAGTCTTAGGTAATCTTTCTGTTTGTTATTATCTTTCCACTTTCCAATAAAGAAAAATAAAGCTAAACCCACAATTAAAGCTATGACTACGATTATTACTATGAGTACCATATACACCTTCCTCTCTTTTTCTTAATTATAATATAAAACTTAAAAAAAGTCAAAAAAATAAATGGCGAGCAAGTGCTCGCCATTTTAATATTTTTTAAGGAATCTAGAAGTGATATCCATGAATTCTCCGTTTACTTGTTTATACATTCTTTGATTAGTAGTCGGTTTATCTAGACCGCCAAGAGTAGATTGATAAGAGCCTAACTTAATATAATCCCAAATTGACCAATCCATATCTCGCTTTTCGCGCCCCGTATATAAAGCAATTTTTAACTGATACTGTTTACATTTCGAAGCGCATCGTTGGAGCGCGGACTCATCGTTACCTTGCCCTAAGAAACAAACACAAGTGATTCGGCCGCGATATTGGTCTAGTATTTCCTCAAGATCTTTTTCTAAATCCTCTCCAATATCTTTTTGAAGCTGTGGACTATGACATTCTGGGCAATGTAATCCACAATTTGATATTGAAAAACACAAACTAACTTCATCAGGAACTTCCGCAAAAGTAATTGCGTAATCAGTATATTTTATCATTTTATCTGCTTAGCATAGTATCTACGCTTATGCTCTGCCTTTCGTTCTGTAGACCATTTACTAATTTTAGTAAGATAACCAATAATACGAGTCATATAATCTATATTCTCTGAGCCGCACTTTGGGCACTTCTCGAGAGTGTGCTTACTAATAAAACCGCAATCATTACAAATTGTATTAGCCACATTGAACGTGAAATATGGAGTTCCTTCTTTCATGGCTAGGTTTAGTAAGAACTTATACTGCTCTTTGGATAGGTGATCGCTAAGATTGCAGTGAAGCGCGGAACCACCGTCAAGTTTTGAAGTAAACTGCTTACCATGCAGCCGGAACTTATCTACTGGTGAGGTTGACTCATCCTCAACAACATAGAAATAAGAGTTATAGCAGTCGCGGGGTACAAAATATCCATCTGCGCGGTCCCAGGCAGCATTCTTCACGCCGAGATTTTCAGCGGGGACGAATTCAGTATTGAACATAACTTCTTTCGTTTTGGCCTTTTTATTAGCCTCATAAATAGGCTCAAGAATGGCGTTCATAAAGGCCTTATAATCTTCGTTGTCACTAATAGCGATACCTAGCGATTCCGCGGCTTCAACCGCACCGTTAATACCAATAGTTAGATATTGCTTCTCAGGCGTAACAAAACCAGCATCATAAATCGGGATCATATGATTGTGATACATTTCCATGAGAATGGAGTTAAAAGCAAGCAGATATTTATGTACTTTTTCAACTTGTACACTAACTGCTTTTGAAATCCATATTAGTTGATCTTCTTTCTTATCTGGATTTAATCCGTTTAATTCACTAGCATGCTCTGGATCGTCTGCTTTAGTATACATATCTTCGATCGCATTTTGTACAAGGCGATTAAGGTTAATTGTCATGACGCACTTGCTACCTGTAGAAACTCCGCCCGCGCCAAGTGTATAAGAAAAGGTATTTTCAGTTATGCCATTACGCAGTCGGCAACAACTTGCTAACGAGTCTACACTATCACTGATATAGGTAAAGAATGAATGACCTTCGGAATACATTTCCGCGGCAAAATCGTACCAATCTTCGTCCAGGAATTTTTCGCCATTGTGGAGAAGGCTTAACGTTTCTACTGGGAAGGTCAATGGACTAGTTAATCTCTCGTGATTAAACCATTTCATAAATCTTTTCTGAAGCCAACTGACGGATTCCCATTTCATTGTGTCTCCATCGGGAAAAGCGAAATCCTCAAAAAGAGACTCGAAATAATTTTTATCGAAATAGGCTACATTCCAGAACACACTTTGGAAGCCTCGCGCGCCGGCAGGCTGATTTAAAGAATAGATAACTTGCTCAAAAGACTGCACAAGAATATCATTTACAGTTTCATTGGTAAGCGAATTAACAATCTTATTTGGATTCTTATAGTAGTCTTCTCCATATTCTTTACGAATAAAGTGGTCCATATAAGCTAGGAATTCTGGAGTGGCTACTGCACCGCATAACTCTGACGCTACCGCAAATACCAGATTAATAAAGCCGCCAAGATATGAACGTAGGTGATGCGGCGGTTTACTTGTACCACATATTGTAGTCATTCCATTTACAAGAAATGGATAAAGTGTGATGCTCGCGCAGTAAGGCGTTCCTATTGGTAAGGTCTCATCATGTCTATAAATTTCATGGTCTTCAAGCTGTCGGATATACTCGTCTGCAAGCTCTTTACCATAAAGCTCTGTAATACGATCATGCATCCATAACCGATTAGCAAAAATATTATCCTTTTTGTGAATTTCAGGCGCCATTGTAGCAATGTTTTTACTAGAGACATTACTGTTTGCGTCAACTTCACTTCCGCTAGCAGCATTGGCGGCCTTTAAATATTGTTTAATAAAATCGATGTCTTTTCTATATTTTTCGTACTTTTCAATCATGTAAAAGCCCCTCCTGAAGCTTCTTAAGAGCCTGTGGATAATTCAATCTAGTGCCATCATTTAGCTCAACAGTAGGAACGGTAAAAATATCCTTTTTTACTATCTCTTCAGGATCACGGCATTCTTCAAAATTAATGTCCTGTTCTTTAAGTTTATTTTTTAGAAATGAACATTTCGGGCAATTTTCAGTAGAGTAAATAATCATGATTAATTTTCTCCTTTTCTAAAGCCGCATATCGGACATATTCCGCTATACTGATTAATTAAAGGATCATGGCGACATCTAGCTTGATTCTCTTTTATTTTTTCTCGTATTTCAAAAACGTCATTTTTCCTATCCATAGTAGAAAGAGCGACTCTGAGTTCTTCATCAAGCCGCTCTTTTGTTTTCCTAATTTCATTATCAGTCATATTCTCCAAACTTTCCTTTCTCTTAAATTTGCGTAAGATTGTTTGAATAGCCCACTAGCATTTGGGAAATATTTTAAAACAATATCACGCTGGTCACGCAAATATGCATTTTTCTTATTGGAAATTTTCCCGCGTCCTTCTAGCCGCTCATCCATTGTAGTATATTTATCAAAAAAATTGTCTCCATTTATCCATTTCACAATTTCTTTTTCGAGGTCTTGGATTGGATTTGTGTTGTCTTCTGAATATACGAATTTTGTTTTTATTGGGATATCGCTACTCCAAAATGAATATAATAGATTTATTTTATAAACTAAATCTTTATAGTAATCATAGGAGGTTTTGCATGTACCGCCTAATTCTAAATATACCGTTGACGTTTTTGTTACATCCGCTAAAAATTTATTTTTATACTTTTTTAGCATGAACGCAACATCCGTTAGAGGAATATTAATATCCAGTATGAAAGTTGATGCGCGCGAAAACCTATTAAAATTCCGTATTGTAAAATAATCAGCTAACGTCCTACAGTATACTGGATGAATTGGAACAATCATACTTGGATTACGTTTTACGATATTTTGTAACACATCCTGCCAATCATCGTAGAAAATGTCTCTATCAAACAAATAAACTCTTTTCTTTGCGATTATTGGAGGTATTGGCAATTTGTTATCATTTGCCCGCATACGATAATAGCTATCATCCAGCACATGATTAATTGCTTTTATCTTCGCACCAGCCTGAAAACGTTGCTTTAATATTTCCTTATATACGAATGGCTTTGCAATAGTGTAATCAATTATTTCATTTTCAAAAGGTTGATATTTACCTTTTGTGAAAGCGCTGCCGCCATAAGCTACATTTTCAGCCGCGCGAAAAGCATCAGGAACATTTATCTCTCTATTAATTTCGCTGAAGAAATAAATTTTATCATAAGCCCCTAATTCAGTTTCATTCAAATCAATTAAGCGGCAAAAAGTATTTTCTTCTTGCCGATAATACGTGGCTAATTTCATAATCTCTAGATTAGGGATCATGTAAGATTGAGAAGATTGAAGGTCGTAATCTACTAAACCTATGATTTTAATCAGCCTCCAATCTTTCCCATTGATACTCTAACGTATCATTGTCTGTGTTTATTATTTTCATTATAACTGGATAAATGGACGATTTTGTTTTCCTAGGAATGAAATTATGATCTCGCCTGATACCTTGAATACGTAGTAACGTCCCGCGCCGGAACCATGATTTTTCCAGAGTATGTTTTTTACCATCTTCTCCAATTTGTGAAATTTGTTTGTCGTATAATGCAAATTGATTTTTATAAATTTTTACTGGAACAACACCGGTTGGAGTAAGTAAAGTTATTAGTTTTTTTTTCTTGTCTTTATCAATAACTGTACCAATTATTGTATGAATTTTATAAACCTGTACTAAGCGGCCATCCTTCGCATAAAATTCATATTCAACTTCCGGATCTTCTGGTAGCTTGTTAAAATCATCAAATGATTCTTGAAAATTCGCAAGTTCATGATCATGATAATAAAAACTAAGAGATTCCATTTCCCAACTGCTAATATTACCCATCGCGTACTTTTCTTTAACTTCATTATACAATGAACTATTTATTTTTTCAAGTATTTCGCTTTGATTCTCTTTTAGGTAGGCGCGCATGGGATCCATTGCTTTTTTATAAAGATTGTCCCAAGTTTTTTGCAGAATTTTGTCTCCATCTTCTGTATAATCGAGACTAAAGTTTTTATCAATAAACTTAATCGCGGCTTCATTTAGCTGATAATAGATGCCATCTTTATTTGTCTTTAAGAATTTATTAAAAAGATAAAGTTTCTTATAAAGTATCATAGATTCGGGAATTAATTCTTTATCAATCAACATTTGCATATTTTGTAATGTTAATCTCATTTTCTTATCAGCAATTTTATTTAAGTAGTCGCGCATTATTTCTAATCTATCTCCACTGCTGACCCCATCAAATGCTCCAGATTTTATCAAATATAATAATTGCAACTTATTTGTCTTTATCTTACTATTAAAATCGTCAATTGATGTATAAGGTCGATTACTAATAATCTCTTTAATCAAGTCATCTGAAATTCTCGTTATGCCACGTAAACCGTAAGTTATTGTATTATTTTTTTCGTCTGGTGTAAAAGTATACTTTGAGAAGTTAATGTCCGGCGGCAAAACCTCTATGCCATAAGACTTAAACCTGTTAATAGCAGTGCTTATCTTTCCATAATCTACTGTTTTTTTAACTTTCTTTACATTACCACTTGCATCTTTTATCTCAATATAATCATAACCATCGTAATCATCTGCGTCATAGCTGTCTGTGTCGTCTTCTGCCGAATCTTCGTCTATATCTGCGTCTTCATAAGACTCTTCCGTGTCTTCCATCTGCGCGAATGACGCGCTATCAACAATCAGATTCGCTGTATTCCAATATATTAATGGATAAAACCTAGCCAAGTTCATCTCCTGAAGTCCGATTAATGAGTACGAGAGGCAATGACTCAAGTTGAAAGAATAACCAAACTGACAGCTAATAAGTTTTTCAAGAACATACGTTACTAGCTTTTTGTCGCAGCCCTTTTCTTCTGCATTCTTATAATACTCTTCTCGAATCTTCGCGAGTTCTGCTGGTTTCTTTTTCGCGATGCCTTTACGCATACGGTCTGCCCACGCGAGAGAATTACCGCCACATTTCTCTTCTTGCACTAGAATCATCGCAGATTCTTGGCTTTCGCACATTCCTTGAGTAATTGCTGGATGATGGGCCAGCCATTGGACATCTTCTTCTTTTAAGCCATATTCGCGCATTTCATCGTACCATTGGGTAATATCCTCTCGATATCTTGCCCAGGTATCTAGCGGTTGTTCCGCACCCTTTTCACTCGCCATTAGACGAATAACAGAGTTAAGAACTGCTAATTCTTCTACACTTTTTGGCTTAATCAGTTTTATCCCCTTAATTCCGCTATCTTGTTCCATTTGAAACAATGAAATTACTTTACCATTCCATATATTTTCCCACATCTTAGGGTCGTCTCGGTTAATATTATATGGTCCTAAGAATTTAAAATAGCGTTCTTTTAGAGATAGATTTTTATCAATATACCCTGCCTCGGTTAAAAGATCAAGACAAGTTCTAATTCGTACTAGACCTTCAGTTGCAAGCATATCAATTTTTACATCACTTAATTCTTCGCTTTGGTGAAGATCATATGCTGTAACATAGTCTCCACTTTTTAATTTCATTAAAGAATTTGTTTTTGTTATATCTTCATCATAAATAATAACTCCACCCGCATGAGAGGATTGGCCAGTTACTAATCCTTCAATTCTTTGCGCGACTTCCCATAGATTAGGATACTTATTTATTTCTGCAACAAATGTTTTATTTGACTGAAAATCTTTTTCAGGATTTCCATAATAAGTATCATGCAACGAACGTTGCTGTCCTCTATCGGATTCGATCATTGACGCTAGAAAAGACCCAACATCATTATCAATTTCTAGTCCACGACAGGCAGTTAATATCGCAGATTTGCTTGCTTCTGTTTTTTTGGTCATGACTCGTACGACGTTGAACTCTCCGTATTGCTTTTGTAATGCGGCTATGACTTGATTTCTGTGAGTGGATTCGACATCTGTGTCTATATCGAGTATACTTGCCCTTTGGGGGTTGATACGAGATTGTCCTATTTTTCAATAAGCTCTGACTATATCATCTATCTTCTACATTTTTATGAACTCTATGATTAGTATCGATGCCAAACTCTTTTAAATTATTACTTACTGTCGTAAGAGTAACACCCAACTGTTCCGCTGTTTTCTTAGCATTGCAATTATTTTCTTTATATAATTGCAATAATAAATTTTTATCTTTTATTTTCCGTTGAGTGTTAGTCATAATGCCTTGTTCTTTTAATTTTCTAGAAATAAAAGCTCTAGAAAGATTTAGCTGTTCACTAATCTTCTGTATACTAAGGCCACTCTTATACAGATCTATAATTTGAGGAATTACTTCTTCCTCTAGTCTGCCGTACTTTTGTTCCCATTGGGTATATATATGAACATTTAGCATATTAAACAATTGCATAACGGTTTGACTGTCATGACCAAATTTTTCAGATACCTTAGATATTACTTTAACTTCTGAATAGTATTGAATCATTTCTTCGGCTTCTTCATCATTTATTCTTTGTTTCCCGTGACCACCTATCGTTTCATTATAACCCTTTTTATATGAGTCATAATATTTTATCCAGTACTGCTCACGTTCATCAAGTTGACCAATTTCCAAACCGCTTTCAATACATTCAAACTTAAAATTTTCGTATCCGTATTTGTTTAATGCATGAACAATTGCTATCTTTGGCGCGTATGATTTTCCTATTATATTTCTATAATATTTCCATCTACGCGCACAAGTATCATATATAGTTTGCCCAATATATACTTTACTATTTATAATATTCGTTATTTTGTAGATACAAGCCAAAAGATCATCTCCTTCTTTTGCACTTGTAGAAGATAGCTGGATGCTTCGAAGTGTGCTAATCTCACTCCTACTCGGCTACATTCATCGCCGATAGTCGATACACCTTCCTAATTAATTGATTAGGCTCGGCACGGGATTGTCATATCAAAAGACTTAGATTTCCCCGTTAGCATGAATAAATTCATACACCGCTTTTGCTTGCGTTCTTCCAGTTTTACGAGGTCTATTTTCCCTAAACCTCCAAGGTTTCATTGGGGCTTTTTCGGCCAGCGGATTGATTTGCGTGATGCCAAGCATATAATTTAATGTTTCGGACACTGCGCTTCCGCGGCCTGGCGCGATAATTGTGTTACCGTCTCGCCAGATGATTTCAATATAATCTGCCATTTGAAGCAGATATTTTGTCCACTTCATTTTCTGAGTTTCTGAGGATATCCATAGATAATCTAGTTCTAGTGATAGTCGCTCGATACTTTCTGGCCTAAACCAAAAATCTCTATCAAACCATTCATCGCCTTTTTCCATAAAAGAAACAATACGATTTATAAAGATTCGATCACTTGCTTCAGGAGATTTTAAAAACCTTAAGAATTTTTCATTATCTTTTAGTTCCTCTGGCAAATCCGTTCTTTCTTCTGTATGAAGAGGAATGAATGGCAATTTAAATGGTTTCTTTAACGAATACTCTTCAATTTGATCTCCAATTAAACAAGTATTCTTTAAACACTCATTTACTTTTTCTGCGCCAATATTACTGTCCAAATAACTATGAATTTCTTCTTCAGACATCGTATAGGCTGATGCATAGAAATCATCTACTTCTCGATCGCCATCTTTACTATTGAGAAAAGCACGCTGAAGTGGAAGATCTTCTGCTCGTAGCATATGGCTATCTGTAGTTATAATTGCCTTCGCGCCGGTTTCCTCAGAAAGTTTTAGTAACATTTTATTTACTTTTAATTGATCTCTCTGTTTAGAAGGCTGTAGCTCCAGGTAAAAGTTATTATAACCAAAAACTTTTTGAAGAAACTCAACAAATGAATGAATCTTCTCTTGAGGTTCGCCCGCGAGAAGCATCTTATCGATCATTGATCCAAGACATGCAGAACTTCCAATAATATGACCGCGATCTTGTCCAATTATTTGTTTTAAATCTGCAAAATAAATCAGCGGCCGAACCATATTATTTTTAACAAAGCTTCTTTTATAAGCTATTGTAGAAAGTTGTCTTAATTGTTCGTGACCTTTTTCATCCTTAGCTAATAAAATAAAATGATAAAAATAATCAACACCGCGCTCAAAGTTATCTGCATTCAAGCCATTACGACATAGATATATTTCATTACCTCTTATGAGCTTAAACTTCTGCCAATTTGAGTCTTCTTGTCTTTTTTTCTCAATAAAATTTTCTGCGGTTACATGGGCACTTAAGCTTTCGTGATCGGTTATTGCTAAACCAGAAGCTCCTAATTCAAATCCTCTCTCAAGAAGTGGCCCCACTCGATTAATCGTATCAATTAATCGAGTATTAGAGCCCTCATCATCATGATTATGTAAAAGATAATAACTCATACTTCACCTCATTCAGTAATATTATACTATAAACTGAGGAGAAAATCAACTAAAACTCATATCTACTTTTATCATACCCTAGCTCATAGTCATTAATAAAACCTTGAACAGTGGTGCGGCCGCCCCAGTTATTTATGTTTGCTTTAAAGTAAATAGTTAATAACTTATTTTGACTATTCATAATCTTCTCTACAAACTCAGCGTCCTTAAAGCGAATATAGTCAATTCCATTGTAAGTAATGCGTAAACTATCTTTGTTTGTGCCCATAGGAAATAACGTTGCATTCTTTAATGGAATTTTCTCAACAACGAATGTTGGTTCGGTAACACCATTTCCATAGTAATCAGCATGACTTGCCAGCGCATATAGTAAATCATTGATGTCTTCGTCCGCTTTAAAAATGTAATCAACTAAATAGCAATTATCAAATGCATCCGGCGCGAAGCTCTTATTCATATACTCAAGCAGTGCGGGAACTTTTGACGCCGCGATGCCTAGCCCAGCGGCGTTAGCGTGCCCGGCAATCAGGGAGAACAAATGTGTCTGCTCCAATACGGGTTTCAACTGCGGAAGATCTTTGAAGTTTCCATTATTTCGTAAGGAGCCACGTAGTATTCCATCATTATCTCGCCGTACAATAAAGCATGGCTTATTATATTTCGTTACAATATTTTGCGCGATTAAGCCTGTCATTTCATTTGGGATATCATCTGATTTAGAAATTTCGACAATAATTAAATTATTTTTATCTAAACCATTATCCTCAATTTTTCCAACAATTGTTTCAATTGCTTTTTCTTTAATACGGTCTTGCCGCGCTTTTACGTTTTTTGCTGTGCGCGCAGCCTGCTCAGCTGCAGTTTCAATGTCTCCAGGCTTAGCACCGCGTTTTGTACTTTGCAACTGCTTATCCGGGTCAGTTAGCGCATAGAATAAAACTCTCTTTTCTTCCATACTGCCGACTCGTACAATAGCATTTACAAGCGGCACAATATAAAAAGCAACGTCAATTGGAGTAAGTGAATATGGCGGGTTCGCGCGCTCCTTTAAAGAAAAGGCTTGTGCGGCTATTAGCTCTTGAAGCCCTCCATTCTTTATATGCTTTAATCCTTCAACAATAATGTAACGCGTTTCTGGGTCACCTTGGAACATAACGTCTCCAATGTTGCCTACTGCGGCAAGATCAATATAATCTTTGCTATAAGATACGCCTAGCTTATCATCTAGCACATTACAAAATCTATAGGTGACTCCAGCCCCGCAGAAATCTTTATTTGCATATTTTGGAGAAAGTTGATTATTGACTACAACAGCAGTTGGACAATCGTTTACAATTGGCGCGCCTTTTGTATTATACATTTGCTCATGATGGTCTAGAGCAATTACGTCTGTATTACATTCGTTCAGAACCCAAAAATATTTAATATCATAGCTACCTGCATCGGGGAGAATGACTAGATCAAACTTACCTCCGCCGACTTGTTCTATAACATCACTTAAACCATGCCCTTTACCTTCATGTACAACGAAGTCTAAGTTAATGGTATTATCAAGACGCTTTAAATAATTCCATAGTATCGCAGAAGAACAGTAACCATCATCATCGCAATCTACTACTATGCAAATTTTACGTTTCTTTTGTACATGCCTAATAAGTAGATCGGCCGCGACATCGATGTTTTCTAAATCATATGGATTGTTTTCACATTGAGCACTAGGCTTTACATAACTAGATGGATCTTTAACCCCACGATCCTTTAGAATATCGATAATTGCTTGTTCTGGGTTTCTACTAAAATTTTCTTTTAACTTATATTCCAAAATACTTCACCTTATTTTTACCCTTGTTTTATATAATTGTTCAAAAACTTCTTTACCTCTATCAAAAGGAGAATCTTTTTCTTTCAATAAATTATTATAATCCCATATATATGAAAACGAAGCTAAGTTCGTGTATTTTTTACACATTGATTCTATCTTATTTCGATATTTTGTTGCTTTTTCGCTCCAGCAATTGGTATACTCTTTATCAAACGCAACTGTGATTTCATTTACTCCCAGATAATCAGTAAGTAAACTGATATGATATTTATTAAAGTTGGAGCCACAACAAGCCACTGTATTCGCATACTTACCATAATATACACTATCTAATAGAACAGACTTTTCCCCTTCTACTATTATTGCGGAGCGTCTTGTGCGTATTCCTTTGGCATGTTCGTATATACCATACAAATTAAATTGCAATGGATGAGTGTACATTATATTTCCAATCTGAAGAGGCCGGTACTTTCCAAACTCCTCTATCTCTTCTGGGTCAAGAGTTCGCGCGCGAATGCCTACTAAACGATTATCAATATCAAAATGCGGAATTATAATTTTATTTTGAGCTATTGAGAATCCGATATTGAATTTATCCATTACTTCTTTTGTAATGCCTTCACGCAACCAAGTCGGATGATAATATTTTGTGAAATAAGTAAGAATCTTTTTTGGATATTCCTCTAGTTGAGGAATATTATTTGAGTATCTATATTTATCAATATCATAAAGATAAGAATAATTTTTAGTTGTAGAAACTGTACTGATATGCTTTAAACATTTCTTAACATATTCTTCTGCTTCTTCATCACTAATATTTAAGTTGCTATTAATCCACATAAACTTCTGATACAACTTAAATATCGTCATGTTTTCATTGCACTCAGTATAACAATGAAAACTTTTATTTTGCTGATACCAATACAACTTCATTGATTCCGCTTCTTCCAACGGATTATGACATATGGTAGGGCAAACGAGATAGCCTTTCTCGTTATTAACTATAATTTGATCTACTCCTAAGCTTTCAAGAAAGAACTTCACATCTTCTAATGTTATAGAATTAAAGATATCTCTTTTCGAGACTCCTATATAATCAAGTTCTGGGTCTTGTAAACTTAAGCTAGTAATCATACTGAATCCTTCCACTTGTCAATTTCTACTTCTTCTGAAGTTTTATACAACGTTAGTGGTTCCATTAATGGTTGATTATCCGCGTTGGTTATAAATAAATCTTTCCGATAGCCTGTTCCAAGATGAATATTAGTCCAGATACGAACATTTTTATAGCGGCCACGCCGCATTTTATATATATCAATTACATGTGTAGGCCGATAGCTTGTATCATTTATATATTTCGCGTCAATAAGCCCGCTTCTTACGCCCGTCCTTAGCGCTGGAAGGATCTCTTCCCACATTTTTTCGGACACGCGCGTCATTACGTAACCCATATCCGCTTTATCTGCCACCGCTTTGGACCCGCGAATGCATGTCTCATCCTTGAACGCGCCATCATTCTCCATACCCTTCGCGTTAACCTGCGTGCCGGTAAAGAGAAACACATTATAATCCTTAGCTATTTGTTTAAGTTGGTTCGCCATCATCATTAGAATACTATCTTCTCGCAAATTATTTTTTGAGAACTGATTCATCATGCTAGCGGTCGAATGAATATAGTCAAATGCAACATACTTTACATCTTCAACAGTTACATACTTTTTAATAGTGGCTTGTACATTTGTAAGATTTGGATCGCTTATTTCCTCAATAAAAAAGTAACCACTATATCTTTCAATAATTTTTGCCGCAAATTTTACTCTAGTTAATTCTCCAAATTCATATTTGCCAGTCAAAATATGATCTTCATCAACTCCAGATAAATAAGCTAACATTATTGTCTGTAACTCTTGCTTATCCATCTCGGTTACAATGAAAAGAACTTTTCTTGGCTCACGTATTGACCCATCTTGTAAAGTTTCGTAAACAAAAGTTTTCTTATCATGCGACCATCGCGCTGGATAAGCTAAACGACACATATCAAATATGAATGTACGAGACTTACCGCCTGACGTGCTAGAGGATTTCAAAAACATACATCCTTTTCGCGCGCCACGGCAAACACTACTAAAAATTTCGCCTTCTAATTCTGGTCCAATGCTTGGCTTTGTTTGTAGCTCTTCAATTAATTCGAATATACCTTCAGCAGGATCGCCCTGGGCTTTGCCGCCATTTAGATATTCGTTACGTATAATATTATAATTACTTTCTATAGAATTTAATATATCTTCCATAGAAGATTCATCAAAACGTTCCTGAATTTTAATTGCCTTTAATGGGTCATCTATATCTTTGTCATCAATATAAAATTCACTAATATCATACTTTTCTTTTTGTAGACGTCTTAGAAGTGAGCATTTCTTTAAGCGCGTATAATACATTTTAAAATTACTTAATTCTGCAAATTCATACGCGGCCTTTAAGAACTCCAGGCCGCCATTCTGCTTATAGATAATCGCGCTATTTTCATGTCTGTCTACTTCTTGATCTACCTCAATCGGAGATAAGGTTGTCGCGCCTTCTGTATATAATTTTTTTATAACAATAAAACAGATGCGTATAACTTTTATATCAAAATCATTTGGATTAATATCTTGATATTCTAGAAAAAGTAACGGATTCTTCATTAAACAGCCAATAACTTGGCGATATGCCATTTTATCTGATAATGTCATTAATCATCCAACCAATCATCTGGATTTAGTTGTTCTACTTTTTTCTTTGACTCCTCATTAATTGAGACAATTGTCTTTTCTTGCTCTGTGTTGATTGCTCGTATAAAAGAATTCCCTTGTGATTCTCGCATACGTTTATACTTTAACATTCTATCTACCGTTGGCGGCGTTACCAGACACAATGATTCTGCTAAAATTTTCTTATTCTCCACATGATAAATGTATTCAAGGCAATCAACAATCGTCTTGTCCGTATATCCGTACTTTTCACGCAAACGTTTTCGCTCGGTCCAGATTCGTGGTCCAGGATTTTTTAATCCAAAAATTTGCGATACTTTTGCCGCGAACATTTCACGACTTTGCTTTTCTTGTAAGCAATCGCGGCAATACCAGTGCATAGTCACACCTTGTCCAGCATACTGAATTAATTCGGTGCGGCGAAATTCTTGCTTGCATCCATAACATTTAAGAGTTATTTTCACAACATCACTCCTATTTTGATCTAGGATTATTATACAATAAGTTGGAAAAAAGGTCAAATAAAAAAGACCACGGTTGTGGTCCTATGCTTACATCAGTTCTTTCATCTCATCGACGAATAGTTCAACTAGGTCAGCTTGAGATGGAACTGCTTGACTTATCTTAAAGTCCGCATTTCCAAATACGCGCTTCACAACATCTGTAATAGTGTTGTAGCGATGCTCTTTTTCTTCTTCATCGTCTCCAGCCGCAGCCATATATGATTGCCATATATTTTTTGCTTCGGCCATAACTTCTTGGAAGGGCCGCGCCTTAACTTGTGCGAACTCAGTATGATCAGTGACTTGTGCGCCATCAAGCTCAACGGCCTTATCAATTGCTTCTCCAATAGCATCTACTAGTTCTTGGTATCCAAATTTAATCTTTGGCGCAAGATACTGATATCGAGATCCAGCAAAAATGGTTGGAGTTGATCGTGTATACAGATAGCGTTCCGTTGTACCATCAGCATTCATTTGGACTTGAAGATAGCCAATAATATCCACGATTGAATTGATAATAGTGTATGCATTATTAGGAAGGTCAGGTGCCATTGCGCTAATGGTGTTACCTTCCTCGTCTTTCATTTCGGTTGGCTTTTCCTTGCTGTGTGCAATAAAAAGTATACCAAAATTTAAGAGGGTAATTTCACGCCAAAACTCTGAGAATTCGTTCTTTAACATGCCCCACCCGGCGCCCCATGCGACGTCACGAATAGAGTCTACGCCTTCTCTTTGGCAGATGTATTTCTCGCAAAGCTGCCAAGCAATCGACGCGGTATCCACTACTATACTATCATACATCTCTTTGGCCTGAGGCTTACGTAATTGCGCTAGGACTTTCTTCGCGTCAGTCCAGCGTAAAATGGGGACACTCCGTATTCCAGCGAGGGCATTCGTGCCTTGCTCGAAGTTTAGGAATAGCGACCGAGGAAGTTGAGATCCGAAGGTTGATTTACCGGTTTTCATTTGTTATCTAATAGGCTTTTTATCCTATTACTCTTATATTTTTATATAAGTTCAGCGTACCTTTTCATCCTGGCACTCAGGATGCACTGCCTCTTGGGTTTTATTGTCTATACATAATTCACAAAATTTCTTATATTTTCTTTCAAGATAAAGTAAATTATCTTTGTAATAGAAAGCTTTGAATAGTTTTCTTGTTGAGTTATTTGAGTATTGAATATAATAAAGAACATTTGAGCGCATTTGCTCTTGGATTGAAACTTTTGGAATGTCATATCGTTTTTCCAGAAAAGTTAATATTTGCTCAAGCGTTTCTTTTCGCGCACTGCATAAAGAACTTCTAATTGCCGACTTCCCTGCTGTACAAATTGTACCATCGCCATCCCAATATCCACGAATAAAATCTATTAGATATTCTTCTGGAATTGTTTCAGGAATTGAAAAAGTAAAAGTCTTTTGAGGAATCACATTATATTTTTTCAAATCTTCTTTATATACAGCGCTATTGATTTCTAAAGTAGCAATGTCAAATCCCTTACTAGTAGTTGTATATTTTACTGGACCATCAAATTCTAGCTCTTTTTTTATTTTCTCTAACAATTCAGCATCTTTTTGAGCCAGCGTTAGTTTTACACAATTGCTATTAGACGCTATTGTTCCATCCGCAGCCAAGAAACCAATAATATACGCTACATTAGAATTCATATTTTTAAAGTAGTTTTCATTAAAATGATATTTTCTTTCCGCAACGTTTCTTACTTGGATCCCTTCATGTTTATCACGAATATGAATATTATTCTCAACCAAAATTTTTCTAACTTTATAATATCCTACTCCAAATTCTTTTCCAGAAGCTATTAATCCCATCCCATTGAGATAATTTGTGATGATTTTATTTTGAATTTCTTCTGAAACTTCATACTTCTTGGCGCGGGACCCTGCTTCACTTTTATCGCGAATATGAATATTATTGTCTACTAAGCATTTTTTAATTGTTTCAAATTTATGATGATACTTTTCGCATAGCTCTTTAAAGGTCATGCCGTTTTCATAATCATTAATAATTTTTTCCGCTTCTTGTTGTGTCACACTGACCAACCTTTCTTTATGTATAGTTTTTAACCTACGCGTTGCGCGTGAAATAACTTTTAAATTATTCCTTCCGCTCGGGTTACCTTTTAAGGCTTCCCGTTTTTGCAGTGTTATCTTATGCAATTACTCACATAAGGCCCAAAACCTAGGCTCCCCGTAAATCAATAGAAACTTTCCCTTAAGGTCGCGCGAGATCTTTGAAGGTTGAAGTGAGAAAATGTCTAAGTCTGCCATAAAATACCTCCGCTAAATCAGATGAGGAGTAAGCTCGCGCTTACTCTTCCCATCCATAGTTCGGCTTAGCCTTTGCAGTAGGTGCCGCAGCCTTACCGCTACTCTTTCCCTTACCCTGAGCATCAATCTGAAGCTGCTCCATAAGCGCCTTACGCGCATTTAGCCCCTTCTTGATCTCTACAGGATCATACGCGAACTCTTCGTCCTTACCCTGGTCGTCGCCCTTTGTGATAATTAGCTCACGAATATAACGAGTCGTGGTTTCAGGAATATCCTCGCCCCAAGAGCTCTCGCTCTTCTCAGAAACGACCTCTGAAGACGTTACGCGGATACGTCCCTTAATATTAACCGTCTGATCGACTTCCCAGTTATTTTCAATAAACTCGACCGCGGCAGGATCTTCAACGATGAAATCAATAACATCAAGTTTGCCGCCATACGTAACCAGAGCACCACGAACAATGAAACGTCCAGTTGTATCTCCGTCACGATCTTCTTCTGGCTTCATGCCAAGAATATAAATATCTAGATTGAAAGACCCAACGCTATTAAGCTTTGCTTTGTTTACAAAGGAGGCTCTGAGCTGCCATCCATCTACTACTCTTCCAGATTTAGAGACATAAGCATTCTCACTAATCGTAGTGCCGGTAAGTGAAATTACATCTGCCTCGTCATATCCATCTTCCTGTGCCGTCCGCATTCCCTTTAGATCCTGAATGCTCTTGTACGCAGGATTGGTTCCGCCCTTCTTGGTAAACTGAGTCGCGAACATTGAGACTGGGATCTCGCTCGTCTCTTCCTTACCACCATAGGTCTGAGTTACACGAACAGTTAGTCTCGCGCGCTCATATGGTGCGCCTGCCTGTGTCTTTCCGGTATCAAAAGTTGCATCAAGTAGTTTTCCAACAAGATTAATTTTATTTAGTGATTCATCTGCTAGTGTTTTCATTTATTACTCCATTTATTTTCTTTATTATTTTACTTTTAACTACTTATTAGAGAGGAAAAGCGATCTAACTAGAGATCGCTTTATTATTTATTACTGGGCTGCTTTCGCGGCGGCCTTCGCAAGCTTTGCGGCTTCCTTTGCGGCTAGCTTCTCGGCTTCCTCGGCAACGGGATCGTAAGCAAGGCCTTCCTCGGTTAGGGTATGATAAACGATCTTCTGAACCTTAGCCTTGCGGGTCTCGGTCGCAGGGACTAGCTCGATCTCTTCGGTACGAGTATTAACAACATAACCCTTCTTGACTAGGTTATTCATTGAACCAGTTACGGCTGGTAGAGAAATCTTTAGTTCCTGTGCAATCTGCTGCTTAGAAAATTCCTTACCATAATTCTTCTTTAGAAAATTGAGTACGCTTTCGCTATTGACGGTCATATTAGTTTTCTCCTTTTAATAATTGTATTATTTAATTTATATTTTATTTTAAAGATTGGTATGAATTTCTAAGCTCATGCCTCTCTTTATCATGTAATAAGTATACTGTAATTTACTACTCAAGTCAATTACTTAGTTTCATCAGTTATCTGAAAAACTTCATTGGCCATTTCTGCCATTTTATCTTCTTCTTCTACTTTCATTACTTTCTGAAGCTTAGGAATAATATCTTGCTGATATCCATTGAGAACGTTCTGCATATTCGTAATCTGATCTTGCATGTTGTTAGCAATGATAAAAGTAGCAACAAGAATTTTAGCATAATCAGCTTTCTTTAAAGTATTAAAGTCAAAGTCCTTCGCACGAATCTTATCATAAAATTTAGCATAATCATCGCGCATAATCTGGGCCGTCTTCATGCCCCTTTCATCGTTCTTCTTTTTATCATATTCCATAACTTGTTCTGCGATTAGCTCTGCAGAATGGACAAGTTCGGTAAATAGTTCTGCGTATTTCTGATGCATTTTATCCTCACATAATTTATTCTTAGTGTCTAATAAGTATTACTCCACTTGTTGTTCGACTCTGTACGGGAATATCACTTATTTTTAAAACAAGAGTCTTGTTATTAACAGAAAGGAAGAGATTGGTTTGTCCTTCTTCTACCGCTTTAACAATACCGCATTGGCTATTCTTTAGAGTCATTAATTGGTTACCTTTTACTGCGCGGCTAGTTTCAGAGTATTCTTCCAATATGGTAATTTTTCCTACACCATTAGTATCCATCGTGAGCAGACCAACGTAAGCTAAATTGCTTTTGATGATAGCTGCTTGTACAACATGCTCATCTTCATTCAATTTAATTGCCTTTACGCCTTTAGTTGCCCGCCCAGTTGCTCCAACTTCACTTAAAGGATAATAGTTATAATACCCACTGCTACTTGCAATTAATACTTTATCTTCATCACTCATAGACAAGAACACATTTACGATTTCATCGTTCTCCTCTAGCTTAACGCCAACAATGCCCTTCTTAAGCCGACCACGATATTCCTTAACATTGGTTTTCTTAATGTAACCGTTTCTGCTAATAGTAACTAATGTTTTATAAGAAGAGAAGGAAGTCATATCGACCAATAGAATTACTTTATCATCATTAAGATCAATTAAATCATAGATAGAATAATCCTTGTTATATTCTAGATCGGCTAATGTAAAGCTAAACATCTTGCCAGAAGAGGTGAACGCCGCAATAGAGCCCAGGTTCGTTGTGAATAACGTATTAATCAGATTTGCACCCTTTGGCGGCTTAACGTTAGTTCCCTTTCTACCACGCTTATTTTCCTGCACTTCGTTCTGCTTGAAGAGACGAATCATGTTATTATCGAAGAGTAGAACTCCTACGTCTTCTTCTTCAATTACATTTTCTTCTTCCTTCGGCTCAGAAAGATTTACAACTTTCGTTCTTCTTTCATCACCAAATTTGTCTGCTACTTCTTGCAGAATCTTGATTAGTTCGTCATCGAGAGCGGTGCTATTCTTTAATAAGTAATTAAACTTCTCAATTTTTTCAAGCAATTCCGCTTTCTCGTTATCCAATTTTATAGCATCGATTTTGGTGAGAGAAGAAAGTTTCATTGCCAAGATAGCTTTCGTCTGCTCTTCGTTGAACTTAAATCTTTCAATTAATTTAAGTGATGCTTCTGCTGGATTTTGAGAAGAACGAATTATCTTAACTACTTCGTCTATAGATACGGCCGCGATAAGTAAACCTTCGACTACGTTCTTACGGGCGAGTGCTTTATCCAGATCAAACTCAATCTCGCGGCGTTTGCAAGCGCGGATATGGGTGATGTATTCTTGAAAAATTTGCCTTAACCCCATGATTTGAGGATAACGACCATCCTTCAGTACCCACATGTTAATCGTAAAATGATTTTCAAGGCTAGTATCTTTGTATAGCTTTTCAATCATTTTCTTTGAATTAACACCTTTATTTAATTCTATCACAATTTCTGGTGTTTTACCAGTATTATCGTGAATATTTTTTATACCATAGTGGTCATCTTCCATTAACTCATGAATCTGAGTTTTAATTACTTCGCTATAAACTCCATATGGCAATTCGGTAATTAAGATGCTATTATTATCTGGATTATAATTCATTACCGCTCGTAATTTACAAGCGTCACCCTGACCATTAATTAAAGACTGATAAACTTCTTTTGCATTAGTAAGGATGCCGCCTGTGGCGAAATCTGGCATGATAATTATTTCTTTATCTGCCGCATCAGGATTCTTAATTAATTTAATAATTGCTTCGTTTACTTCTCTCAAAGAGAACTGAGGAATTGAGCTGCTTATTGCGATTCCAAGGCCTTGAGTGCCATTGCAGAGGTTAAAATAACCAATACTAGGCATGACACCAGGATACTGCTCTGTTTCATCAAAATTGTTTCGCCAGTTGTCGCCTATTGCATTTTTATCCAATCCACTATAAAGATAACTTGCAATTTCGCTTAGTCTTAGTTCGGTATAACGCATCGCGGCTTCATCGCCATTTTTAGTCATTGTACCGTTATTTCCTTGACATTCTTCCAGTGGGACTCGCATTGCAAACTCTTTGCTCATCCTGATGTAAGACCCATAGCAGGAACTTTCTCCATGCTCATATAGATGGCCTAAGCAATCACCAACTACTCGCGCGCTTTTGATAAACGGCTTCTTATGTGTATTCTTCGTAATAGCCATTTGGGAGAAAATGAGCATGCGCGCGCTCGGCTTGAGCATATCACGCACGTCACAAATAGCTCGATCTAGAATTACATTGCCAGCATAACGCTCGAAGTTTTCATTTACTACATCAACCATTTGTCGTTGATTTATCATAATTCAAATCCTCCAAAATCAATTTGCTGCACAAATTCTTTACGAGGTTCTACTTCTTCTCCCATAAGAGACAATAAAGCATTGATCCCCTCTTCAGAAGGCATTAGTTGTTCGAGATGCTGGTATTTTGAGTTAAATAATGATTCTTGCAAATCTTTAGGACTCATCTGACCAAGACCTTTATAGAATACAATATTTCCTTCTTTTTGAGAACGATTATTTACCTCATCTTCTGAATAATAATACCATGTTTTCCCTTTATAGTCAAGCTTACAAATAGGTGCTTTTAGCCAATAAAGTCTACCTTCTTGGATAAATTCTGGGCATAGCTTTTGCAAGATTGACATTACGAGCAAGCCTACGTGCGCGCCGTCAAAATCGGCGTCGCTGCTTATAGCAATTTTGCCATAGCGAAGCTTTTTATTATTGTATCGCTGGCCATATATCAATCCAAGTGCTTGCAGAAGCAGTTTTACCTCTTCGTTCTCTAACACTTTTTCAATAGGATTCGCGAGCGCATTAATGGCCTTTCCGCGTAGCATCAAAATGCCGATGTGATCGCCATTTTCTGCTTTCTGACGCCCGGTGCTTATTGAGCCTCCCGCCGAGTCTCCCTCCACGACCACAAGCGTAGACTCTGGTCCAAGGACTCGCGCTTCCCTTAGTTTATCGCTAGTAATGAACTTCTTTTTGGCCGCAACTGTCATTTCTTTTTCGTGATTTAATACAGCATTATATTCACGCTCTGCGGCCAAATTTGCTTTATTGATTTTTGTTAATAGAGATAATACTTTCTCAAATTCATCTCTATGAGTAGTTGAGAACTGCTTTAAAGCTTCTGTAAATGCTTTATCTGCAAGCGGCTTAAGGCTTCCGTTATTTACGCGCATTTTTGTCTGATCGCTAAAACTTGCGTGCGGAACTTTCGCGTTTATAACATAACATAGATTGTTACGTACAAAGTCTCCAGTAAATTTTTCTCCAGCAAGATTATTCATAGTGCGAGTAATTGCAGTTTTCGCGCCAGTTAGACTAGTGCCGCCATTCAGATTATGTAGTCCATTTGTAAAGACAAAAGACATTTCGGTTTTGCTTCCCCACAAGAAAGCAATCTCCATTTTATTACCTTCATTGTCTTCAGTATAATATACAAATGGCTCTTTCTGAATTGCCGATTTTAATTTTGCACGAATGAAGTCTGAAACACCATTTTTTGAGTAGTAGGTAACGGTTTTATTATTTACTACATCCGTTAGTACAAAAGTTAATCCTTTATTCAGATAACTCCAATCCTCACACATTTGACATATGTCTTTAAATGACATATGAATTTCTTCAAGATGATATACATCTGTTGATGGACAAAATTCAATATACGTACCTTGCGGCTCTTTTGAGGGTGTTACTTCATATTTCTTCTTTTCTCCGCGATGCAGAATAAGCTCTGCGCACTTACCATCACGGTAGCTCCTTGCGCAAAAATCTTCAGAAGAAAGCGCGACGCCTTTGATACCCGTTCCGTTCATCCCAATAACCGCGGCTCCGTATTGCTTATCATTGAATTTGCCGCCAGTATGCGGACTCATGAGTGTCGCGATCATTGCTTCTGAACCATCGGCCCGCTTTCCAAAAGGAATAGATCGCGCATAGTCACGACAAGAAAAAATATTTTTTTGGGTATCAACAGTTATTTCTATTTTATTACCATATCCAATAGAGAATTCATCAATGGAGTTACTGATAACTTCACGAATACACTGGAGAACGCCCTGGTTGTCTGCGGATCCCATATACATTTCAATTCTTTTTCGGATTGCTGTTACGAAATCCAAAGTTTCAATTGAATTGGCATCATACTTATCCATTATTTTCTCCCATCCTTTCTTTACTGCTATTATACCATGATTTTGATTATTAATCAAGAAAATTTTTTTGCGCGACAGCGCATATTTTTATTTTTCCTTATACATATTTTTATTTTATATATTTATATATATTTATATTACTCTACCAATTTTTGACCTCTAAACTACCAAAAATTGGTAGTTTGACGGTTCAAACTACCAAAAATTGACCTCATCGTGGTCAAAAATTGACCACACTGTGGTCAAAAAATGGTGCAATGAATGGCTACTAATTTTTATAGCTTTCTTTAGCATTACCCGCAGGATAGAAATACACGACACTTTCAGATATTTCAATCAAATAATCTGCCTTTATTAATTCATCTTTTATAGCACGTATAGTATTTTTACTACCAATATTTAAAACTTCACATAGGTGAGTAGGCGAAAAATCATATTGTCCTTTCCCGCTCCATCGTAATAAATAAAACCATAATTTAAAAGCATTTGCGCTTAGAGTCCCTAAAGCTTTATCATAGTATTCCCAATTTATTGGTTGCAGAAAAGCATTATTTGTTCCCTCTTTATGCGTAATTGCATCAAACTGCTTGATTTCAATTCGCTTTTGGTTCTTATAATTCATCTGAATCTTCTCCTGAATAACTGATATAAACGTTACCTCTTTGCCATTTTAGTGGCTACAGGGATAGCGTTCCGAAAATCAGGAGTATCCTCAAACCAATACACATCATATTGCGGCTTCTTAATATTAGGAGTTACCTTAACGATTTTAAATCCGAGTTCACGCAAGGCAGCCGCGACACGAGGCATGTAGATGATGTAAAGTTTGTTTTCCATATTTTACTCCTTAATTATTTATGATTTAATAAAATTAAACTAAAAGCTTAATTGTAATTTTGATTATTTTTATTCGTAGTCTTTATTAATTTCCCACATAAACTCTCTTAGTTTTCTCACAACACCACCACCGCATGGTCGTAATATACCTTGGTAAATTTCATCATCAATATTATCTAAGCATTCCTTTGAGCAAAACAATGCATGAAATTTATAACCTCTTGCATACATTGCTGTAGGTAGTATTGTAATGCTCATAAGCGGAAATTTAAAAACATGTACAATCTTTGAGTTAAGATGTGGTGGTACATGAATATAATTTTTAATATCATCCGTAACTTGTTGTGCCTGTTCTACACTATTACAAACAATTCCAATCTCTATCATTATTTCTTCTCTCTTTTCGTTTTTTGGCCCTTAATTGGCTTCTCAATAACATAATGACCACGCATCTGCTCTACTGTAAGACCTTCTGGCGCGGGCATGTAGTGCGCGCGCGAAGTAGCATATGATGGCATTTCCAGACTAAAGCTAATGTCGAAGTTCTCTTTTCCTTCGTTTCGAATTGCAGCATAGAATTCAGAGTCATAATCTTTTCGATCTTTATTATAAGCTCTCGTAAAATGATGTCGTGCAGACCGCTCCGGATGAGAAGATTTATTGACGAAGTATTCACGGGTGGATTTGTTAATGATGATGTAATAGATCATATCCATAATTGGTTTTGTCCTTTTCTTTCTTTTTCTTTTCTTCTATTAAAGCATAAAGTGTCAGAAAAATCAACTGCTTATTTTCTTGTTCTTATATGCTTCAATTATAATACCAAAATTTGGTTCGCTCCGCGAACCATATCTTTATCCATATCTTTACCCCTATCTATATTTATATTTATATATATCTATATTGCTGTACCAAAATTTGCGTTTTCATGTACCAAATTTTGCGTTTTTATGTACCAAAATTTGGTACATAATTCGGAAAGTGTACCAAAATTTGCGTTTTTATGTACCAAAAAATGCGGCATTCAGATCCATCAAAATTTGATGGCAGATTATGTACCAAATTTTGAGGGGAGATTTCTTTAAAAATCTTTCCGTCGCGCAATTTGCGCGACCATAGTATTATTGATAGCACTATTTTAGCATTATTATAGTATTATTATATATTAATATTACTCAGGTAATTTTTACCTAAGGGCATAGGTAATTTTTACCTATACCTTAGGTAATTTTTACCTATGCCTTAGGTAAAATTTGCTTAAGGGCTTAGGTAATTTTTACCGCATTCAGGAGCAGATAAAAATTATAATATTGAATCTGGTGTAAATATCCATATATTTGTTTTTCCATCTTCTAATTTTAAGCAACCAGATTCTTCTAATTCTTTTCTTGCTAGTTGGAGTCCCTTTTGACTTATACCAATTTCTTCATTAATACGCTTCGGAGAAAAATCAAATATACCACTTCCCGCCCATGAATAAAGATATTCCCATAATTTATATCCGTTACCTGTCAATTTTTTCATTGCGGCTTTTTTATACTTCCATATCACTAAAGGCGCATAGCT